GATCTTGCTGTTCTCAGCCATGTCGCCCCGCCCTCTCCCTGATCGTCGCCGTCACCCGATCTCCCGCCCGCTTGACCGCCCTTGCGTTCTCATGCGTCGGGTCGGCCCGGTACCGCTCCATCGCCGCCTCGTACAGGACGCGGAGGGCGTCCCGGGTCATCGGGGCGCCGCCCCGAGTTCCTCCTCGAGCCGCCGCCACGCCTTCGGGTAGTGCCACCGCACCCATGCCACGGTCCGCCCCATCTTCCGCGCCGTCGCTTCCTCGGTCAGGCCGTCCAGCTCGACGTGCCGCAAGAGCGCCGCGTAGGTCCGCCCGCACGCGGCGATCGCCCGCCGGACGAACGCCCGCTCGTCGTTCGCCGCCGCCTCGTCCGCCGGGCCGGGCGTGCGGTCCGGCTTCGCCGAGAAGATCCGCTTGCCGTCGCCGCCCGGGTCCTCGCCGCTCCGCACCGCCCCGACGCGCCGGCCGCGGACCTCGATCTCCTGCCGGACGTACCAGCGGTGGAGGGTGCGGGCGCACGCGGCCGCCCACGGCTTGAACGGCCTCGACGGGTCTTGGAGGTGGCCCTTCCGCAACAGGTGCAGGCAGTAGTCGTGCGCGACGTCGTCCGGGTCGACGAGGACGTGCCGGCGGATGCGGTTCCGCTTCGTCGCGTGGATGCGCGCCAGCTTGTGCATGAGCGCGTAGGCGTCCAGCACCATCGCCTGGACGGCCGGGTCGGCGGGGGCGGTCACGCCAGCCATACGGCCACCTCCGCGAGCGCCTTGTCGACCCGCAGCCGGACGGCCTCCCGCGTGACGCGGCGGTCCATCTCCCCGTACACCTTCCCCTCCCAGAACCGCTGCCGGACGGCCTCCTGCTGGTCGGGGTCGAGCATCGCCACGGCCCGCCGCACCCGCCGCCGCTCCTCGGCCTTGGCGGCCGCCTCCGCCGGGTCTTCGCCGGCCGCGATCTTTTGGAACGGGGTGGCGCCGTCCCGGTCGGGGACGTGGCCGGACTTCTCCCGGCTGACGCGGCGGATCTCGTACCCCTCCTCGGTCCGGACGTGGTTCAGGTGCAGGTGGTGGACGAGCCGGTAGGCGTAGGTCGTCAGCCGCCCCTTCGCCGGGTCGAACTTGTGGATCTTGCGGTGGAGGTGCAGCGCGTACTCGTTGGCGAGGTCGTCCGGGTCGACCCGGGAGAGCCGAGTCATCAAGTTCCGCGAGGCGGCGTTCTTGTGCGCGAGCTTGACGAGGGCCGGGTAGACCCGCATGACGAGCGCCCACCGGGCCGCGTCGTCGCCCCGCCTCACCTGCCGGGCGAGGCGGCGTTCCTCGGCCTTCGCGGCGGCGGCCGACTTGGTCGCACGACGTTCCTTGGTCGTCGTCATCGCGGCGCCTCCCCGGCGACCTTGGCAAGGTCCGCCCCGTGGATGCCGGGGAAGCCGTCGGCGTCCAGGTCCGCGACCTCGTGCCGCTTGACCCGCACCGACTGCGGCGCGTCGATGCCGACCTTCACCTTGTCGCCGTGGACCTCCAAGATCGTCACGACGATGCCGTCGCCGACGAGCAGCGACTGACTGGGCAGGCGAGAAAGGACTAACATGGGGAACCTCCTTGCTGGGACTCGACCAACTGCATCTGCACGCCCCGCTGGCCGCCCGAGCGGCGGATCAGCCCCGCGGCCTCGATCACGCCGCAGACGTTGCACGCCCACTGGCGCGAGCCGCCGAACGCCGCGCCGACCTCCCGGAGCAGCGGCCCTCGGCCGTGCTCGGCGTGGTAGGCGGCGATCCAGTCGAACACGAGCCACTTGCTCGGGATCAGCGCCACGGGGCGGCCGCTCACGGTCCGCGTCACCGGCTTCCGGCCGCGCGGGAGGTCGAGCGTCCGCCGCCTCCGCTCCATCACTGCCGACATGGGAACCTCCTTGGTGGGGAAACGGTGAGTCAGGCTGGCTGTGGGGTTGGCGCCTTGAGCTCGACGCCGAGCGCCTCGCAGAGGCGGCGGAAGTCGCCTCGGGTCCGTTGCATCGGCAGGCCGACGCCGTGCTCCCAGCCGCCGCGCCAGGTGTTGCGCAGCTCGGCCGGGCAGTTGCCTTCGATCAGTCGAAGCAGGTAGCCGGGTTGCTCGGCGGTCTCCGGCTGGACCACGAACACGAAGCCGTTGACGCGCGGCGACGGGTTGTCCTCGAAGACGCCGCCGGCCGCCGCGAGCCACTCGTCGGTGATCGGCTCGTCGTCGTCGGCCTGGTGCTCGGCGAGGTAGGCGTCGATGACGTCCAGGGCGTTTACCGTGAACCGCGGCGTGTACTGCGATCCGGCAGCGTAAAGACGCTTGCTCTCGGTCGCCTTCTCTCGCGTCGTCATCCCTCGTCACTCCTCTCCGCGCAGTGCGCGCACCGCCTCCGTTGGGGACTCGCGTCCCTTGGAAAATCACGTTGTCACGGGGTCATCAGGACGTGTCGCCGAACCGCTCGGCGACGACGTCCCGCAGGTCCTCGGTGGTCAGGGTGGACAGCTTGGCGAGGAGGGACTTGCGCTCGCGCTGCTCCTCGGTCAGGATGACGGTGATCGCGCGCGAGCGGTTGGGGTCGCGGGTGATCCGCCCCTTCTTCTGCAGCGCGGTCAAATGGCAAATGACGCCGTTCGGCGACGTGGTCCCGAACCGCTCATTGATTTCGCGGATCGTGGGACCGTACCCGCGATCCTCGATCTTCTCCTCGATGAACGACAGGACCTCCCGCTGCGCGTCGGTGAGGCCGTCCGGGCCCGGGGCGGTCGGCTTGCGGCGATTAACGAGCGGTGTGAGCGACGAGCTCATGCGGCGACCCTTTCAGCTGACGAAACCCGCGCCAGCTGGCGCGGGCCGATAGAATCACCCTCGAAACGGGGCCCGCCGTGACCTGATCTGACAAACGGCGGGACATCAATAGTATCAGCCTTTGTGAACATTAGTCCACTGAACGGGATAACCCGTTCCGGTACACAGTGGGGAGTCTGGGGATGAGCCGCGATCTTCGCAGGGAAGAAGTCGCCAATTACTTCCGGCGGCTGGCGAAATCCGAAACGCTGTACGGTGAAGGGGCCTCGCTCATGGCCAAGGGATCGACGGCGGACGCTTCGAAGGAAGCAGCCGCCCACGGTCCCGAGATCGAGGCGGCCGAGGGCACGTTTACCTACGTCGTCAACCTTGCGTTCCGCAAGAACTGGAACCCCAAGCCAAAGACCGACCTCGCGCGTGCCGCAAACGTCAGCACAAAGATGATCGACCGGCTGCTCGACGGCAGCGCGACCAAGCTGACCAAGGAGGCGTCTCGGGTCTGCGAAGCGCTCGGCATCAATCCGGACGCCGCCGCAAAGGGCGAGTACGTCCAGATGGGAGCGGCCAGCGACCGAGAGCTTCACGAACAACTGGACGCCCTCCTCAAGTCCGAACACGGTTCCGCCGTGCGAATCCAGATCGAGTCCCTGTACCTGTCAATTGCTCGCAACAACGCGGGGAAGCGGTAGGTTCTTCTGAACCAACTTCTTAATTCGCTCCGCCTCGTCTTGGGGCACGCGAGACCGGTAAGCGGTCCCAACTAGAAACCGCTCGACGCGCACCTTCCCTCGCTCGATCCACTTCGAGAACGTCGCAGACTCTACCCCGACGATCTTCGCAGCTTCCTTCGGCGTCAGCATCTGCACTTGCGTCTGCATCCCGAACCTCCATCCCCGCTCGGGGCATGTGGACATTTTCCATTTTCAGTCTTGACAGTCAACCCCAAAAACGGAAGATGTCCAGACAGACGAGACAGGTCCGACCAACTCCCACCCTCGGGGAGCGGCGGGCCGGGACGGAGGGCGGTCGGATGGTGGATCAGGTGCGTGGCGGCTTTGGTCAGCAGGTCGCGTCGGGCGAGTGGCGCGAGTACCGACTGCCGGACTGGACGGTCGTCGTGACGACGGAGCGTCGCGAGCGCGGCCGCGAAGTCGTCTGCCCCTACTGCCAGTCGCACATCTGCGAAACGTCGGATCTCGCGGAAGCGACGGCGAAGACGAAAGAGCACGTCCTGTCGTGCGACAAGCACCCGGCGTTCAAACTCAAGCAGCAACGCGACGGGCTGCTCGCCGCCGTCGAACTCCTCAAGGCGACGCTCCTTAATGTCCTCCAGCACGCCCCGAGCTACGACTGGAACGCGGACCCGCTCTCGCTGACGCTCGTCACCGGCACGGCGTGCGAGGTCGCCGACCGCGCCGTCGCCAACGCGAAAGGCGGTGCGTGATGAGCACCGAAACCAAACGTTTTTCCCTCCGCACGGTGCTGACCTCGACGACGGGCCGCCTGCTGACGGAGACCGACGAGCAGCACCCGGGCAACGGCATCGGGTGGCTGCACGAGCTGCTCGGCTGGATGACCGGCGACGAGCCGTTCACCCACTCGCTGCCGCGGTTCAACGACGAGTGCAAGCCGTGGCTCTTGCGGTGGTTCCCCGAGCTCGGGCGAGCCGACGTGGACCTGCTTGACGACCTCATGGAGGCCGGCGGGCCGGTCGAGGCCGCAATCGAAACCTTTATCGCGGCGTGCATCGCGGCCGGCATGAAGGCCGAGTACGACGTGCCCCGCATCCCCGCCGAAGACCATGAGCGGAAGGACCCCATCGCCGAACTGGTCGAAATGGTCGGCCCGGAGAAGGTCGTCGTCGCCGTGGTGCCGTCTTCGAAGGGAGGCGAGTAGCCATGCCCCGCGTCCGCGACTGGATGGACTTCGCCCACTCGCTCTACAAGGAGCGCGAGGCGATCCAGGATCAACTGCCGCCCGGCGTGCGCTGCACGCTGTCGCTCGCGGCCTACGGCTACAGCGCCGGCGAGTTCTCGGTCTCCCTCCACCACGACGAGCGCAAGATCGGCGGCTTCGGCTCGGGCGCGACGCCATCGAAGGCGCTCGAAAAAGCCAAACTCGACCTCGCCGCCAAGGCTCAAGAGCAGGCGGGACGGCCGCAACTGTCGGTCAAGGTGTTGCCATCCCAGGAGGCTGGTTAGCCATGCCGGAAGGCCGCAACTTCCCCGCGTCGCTCCCCGACCCGACGCTGCCGCCGCCGCCGGAGCGTTTCGCCAACCTCGACGGCGCCCTCCGTGTCGCGCACCCGACACTGCCCGCCGTCCCCTTCGACGTGCTGCTGCCGGCCGACCCGCTGGCGGTCACTCCGGTCCTGAGCAAGTGCCGCTTCTGCGGCGTCGGCGAGCCGATCGCCGAGGGCTTCTGCTCGACCTGGTGCAAGCAGGCGTTCCTGCGGCCCTTCGCCGACGCCGAGTTCAAGCCGCGAGAGGCCGGCCCGATCGTCTCCGACTGCGGCGGCTCCTGTGGGATTGGCTGCCATCAACTGGAGCGCGAGCCATGAGCAAGCACGACGAGCGGTGCATCGACCAGACGACGTGCCAGGGGATGATCGACGCCCGCGACCAGGCCATCCACCGGCAGGCGGGCGAGATCGCCGAGTTGCAGCGGATCAATGCGGAACTCCGGGCCGCCGCCGAGCGATGGCTCCGCTACTTCGACGCGCCCCTCGCCCCGATGAGCGGCGGCGAGGAAGAGGCGATCCTCGCCGACATGCGGGCGGCCGTCGCCAAGGCGAAAGGCGCCACGCCATGACCCGCCGACAGCGCATCGACGACAAGCGGAGCCCGGAGGCCGGCGCCGCCCCCAAGCTCGACGGCGCGCCGCCGTGGAAGGCCGAGCGCGAGCGGCGACGACGACTGGCGGCCGGCAACGACGTGGACGCCGGCTTTAGGAACCCGTCCGCGAGCGACCGGCACCTCGGCGAGCTGGTCCGGCGGTACGAGCGGGCGACGCCGAACCTGACCAAGAGCGAGGTGTGGTCATGACCCTCCTCGCGACCCACGCCGCCGCGGCGTTCCTCGGCGCGTGCCTGCTCTACCTGCTGCTCGGCGACCGGTACGCGAGGGCGATGGCCGGCGTCGAGCGCCAGGCCCAGGTCAACGACCGCAACGCGCGGCTCAACGCCCAGGTGTGCCGCGACGTCCAGCGGCGAGCGGAGCGGCTCGGGCCGTCGCCCTACGAGCGGGCGGCGCGGCTGGCGGCGAACTGATGTTGGACTCTCTGGCGACGGGACAAGCGATGAGCGCGACGATCGAGCGGCCGGCCGACGTGAAGCCGTTCCGCGAGGCCATCGAGGCGGAGGTCGGCCACCTGGGGTACGCGGACCAGATCGTCCGCCTCAAGGACCTGCTCGCCGACGCGCGGTGCAAGCTCGCGCTCAAGGACTGGCAGGCGGACTACGCGGAGCGGCAACTGCGCGACCGCCGCAACCGGTGGGACGAGACCGAGGGGAAGATGCACCGGCGCGAGTTCAGCCGCGTGCAAGAGGAGCACGCACACGAATGAGGACTGCCTACCAGCCGGGCGTGCTCGTCGATCCTTTGGTCGACGACGACGACGCTGACCTGCGTGCGTTTCGATGGAGGACCAACCGCGGCGGGTATGCCTGTCGGCTGATTCACGTCGACGGACGGAGGAAGCGAGTCCCGCTCCACCGGATCATTCTCTCTCGCATGCTCGGGCGGCCGGTTGGAAGGGCCGACATCTGCGACCACGCCAACGGAGACCGTCTCGACAACCGGCGAGCGAATCTGCGGCTGACTGATCGCACCGGGAACAACCAGAACAAGCGACCGCGAAACGCTGTCGGCATTCGCGGCGTCGTGTTCATCGAGAAGATGTCCAAGTGGCGGGCGGCCGTCCACCAGAAGCACCGGATGCACTACTGCGGCTTCTTTGACACGGCTGAAGAGGCTGGGGCGGCGGCGGCGGCCAAGCGACGTGAACTCGGAATGTTAGGGAGCTAATTAACATGAATAGGTTCAGGAAGGCGACCCGCGAGCAGCTCAAGCTCCGCATGGCGCTCGTCGGCCCCACGGGGTCCGGCAAGACGTACACCGGCCTCGCGGTCGCCGCGGGCCTCGGCGGCCGGACGGCCGTCATCGACTCCGAGAACCGGTCCGCGTCGCGGTACGCCGACCGGTTCGACTTCGACGTGGTCGAGCTCGGGGACTTCGAGCCGCAGAACTACATCGACCTCATCCGCGAGGCCGAGCGCGAGTACGACAACCTCCTCATCGACAGCCTCTCGCACGCCTGGATGGGCAAGGGCGGCGTCCTCGAAATGGTCGACAAGGCCGGCGCCCGGGCGCAGGGCAACAACTTCGCCGGCTGGCGGACCGTCACCCCCAAGCACAACGAGCTCGTCGACGCCCTCATCCGGTGCCGGTGCCACCTGATCGTGACGATGCGGGCGAAGACCGAGTACGTGATCGAGGAGGACGGCCGCGGCAAGAAGGTGCCGCGCAAGATCGGGATGCAGCCGGTCCAGCGCGACGGCCTCGAATACGAGTTCGACATCGTCGGCGACATGGACTGCGAGAACCGGCTCGTCGTCAGCAAGACGCGGTGGAGCGAGATCGCCGGCGCCGTGATCGACCGGCCCGGCAAGACGCTCGGCGAGCGGCTCCGCTCCTGGCTCGACGCCGGCGTGCCGGCCGGCCCCCCGCAGCCGTCCACGAACGGCGTGCGCGGGAAGATCGACAGCGAGACGCCGCCGACGACGCCGCCCCCGCCGCTCAAGTCGAAGGAGTTCGAGGCGTTCACCGGCGAGCTCGCGAAGCTCGTCCCGTCGCCGTTCAAGACGAAGGCCGAGGCGTGGGCCGAGGCGGTGCTCGCCGCCGGCCCCGGGTGGAACGCCGAGACGCTCAAGACGTGCCAGGACAAGGGCGTGCTCGACGGCATCCTCGCGAAACTGCGACCCGCCAGTCCGGCACCCGCCGCCGAGCCGCCCCAAGAGGTCGAAGTCGAGATCTGAGCCACCCCTAGCCACGAAAGGTCCGCACCGATGCCAGTGACGTACGACAAGGCCGCCTCCGCGCGGCCGTACCTCGAAGCGATGCTCCGCGAACACCACCCGTCGCTCGTCGACGCCAAGGTGACGTTCGACCTGCTCTTCGCAACGCCCGAGTACGACGAGAAGACCGGCCTGCCGAAGTCACCGCCGGTCAAGCACGGCGGGTACCCGGCCGCCGCGACGGTCAAGATCTGCTCGCTCAAGGACCGGGCGAAGGGCTGCGCCGACGTCGAGATCGTGATCGACGGCCCCGAGTGGCGCGGCCTGAGCGAGTCGCGGCGCCACGCGCTGATCGACCACGAGCTGACCCACCTGGAGTTCACCGGCGAGTACGACGACGCCTACCGCCCGAAGCTCAAGATGCGGCTGCACGACCACCAGTTCGGCTGGTTCGACGAGGTCGCCCGGCGCCACGGCGACGCGTCGTACGAGGTCCGGCAGTTCGAAACGTTCCGCCACTCGCAGAGCTACTTCGCGTTCGTCGGCGGGCCGGAACCGGCCGTCGCCTGACCACGCCACGCCCACCACCAGGAGCCGACCGCAGCATGCCCAAGATCAAACTGAAAGACATCGTCCGCGACCCGCGCCTCCAGTTGCGGGCCAACGGCCTCGACGAGTCGCACGTCGTCGAGATCATGGAGGCGATGAAGGCCGGCCGCGACGTCGGCAAGGTGCACGCCTGCAAGGACCACCACGGCGTCTACCCGTACGACGGATGGCACCGCATCGAGGCGGCGTCTCGGCGCGGCGACAAGGAGATCGACGCCGAGGTCGAGCCGGGCGACCTGGACGACGCAGCCCTGAAGGCGGCGGCGGCCAACGCCGGCCACGGCCTCAAGCGGACCAACGACGACAAGCGGAACGCCGTCCGCGCGATCCTCGACCACCCCGACGCAAAGGACTGGTCCGACCGCAAGATCGCGGAATACGCTGGGGTTTCTAACAACTTCGTCGCCACCGTTCGATCCGACCAACTGTCATCGGATGACAGTTCAAGCGGCGGCGAAAAGCCAATAACCCGGGTCGGCCGGGACGGAAAGCGGCGGAAGGTCTCGCCTAGCCAGAGCAAGCCGAAGGCCCCCCAAGGGCCTTCCCAAGCGGCGGCCGGCCCGAAGGACTCCGGGCCGGCCGCCGCCACGTCGACGGCCGCCGCACACCAGCCCGCCAACGGCAAGGCGACCGACCCGCTCGCCGAGACGGTCGTCATAGAGCCGGGCAACCCGTTCCCCGCGCAGGCCGACGCGATGAAGGCCGCCGCCCGCAAGCTCTCCTGGCTCGCCGGCGAGGTCGAGGGGATGGTCAAGACCGTCCACGGCTTCGACGGCGAGGGATACGAGGGGCTCGACGCGGCCCGCGAGAACATCGAGATCGCGCTCGGCAACGTGGCGGGCAGCCTCAAGACGCACGCCGGCACGCTGACCGGATCGGCCCCGGCCGGGATCTGCCTCGACTGCGGCGGCGCCGGCTGCCTCTTCTGCAGCCAGCGCCGGTACCAGACCGAGCGGGAGCGCAAGGAGGCCGAGTCGCGCCGCAAGGCCCGTGGCGGCGCCAAGGCGGGGGCCGCCGCCCGATGACCGCCGTGAAGGCCCCCTGCCGCCCGTACCAAACCGCCGCCGTCGGCGTCGCGATCGACCGCTTCTCCAGCGGCGTCCCGTCCGGCCTCGTCGAGCTGCCGACCGGCACCGGCAAGACGCGGCTGTCGGCCGAGGTCATCGGGTGGACGCTGGCGGCCGGCAAGCGGGCCCTCTTCATCGCCCACCGCAACACGCTCGTCAAGCAGGGGGCGCGGGAGATCGGGCGGTTCCTCGGCCGCCAGGTCGGCGTGTGGTGCGGCGAGGAGCAGGCGTCCCTCCACGCCCCCGTCCTCTCCGCGTCCAAGGACTCGCTCACCCCGAAGAACCTCTCCCGGCTGGACGCGGCCGAGTTCGGCGTACTCGTCTGCGACGAGTGCCACCACGCGACCAACTCGAACACCTCCTACCGCCGCGTCTTCGACTGGGCGGCCGAGGCGGGCGTGCCGCGGCTCGGCATCACCGCGACGCCCGACCGGTCGGACGGCGTCACGCTCGTCGGCGAGGGGAAGCCGTTCGCCGAGCTCTTCTACCGGTACCCGATGTGGGACCCGGACGGCGGCCCGTCGGCGATCAGCGACGGCTGGCTCGTGCCGGTGCGGCAGGACCACCTGCACGTCGACGGCCTCGACTTCTCCGCGATCAAGAAGAAGAAGAACTGGACCGACGAGGACATCGAGGCCGTCCTCGCCAAGGAGCAGACGCAGCTCGAGCTCGCGTCCTCGACCGTCGACCACTGCGAGGGGCGGCCGACCGTCGTCTTCTGCCCGACCGTCGCCTTCGCGTACAAGATGAGCGAGTTGATCGACCGGTACGCCGGCAGGCCCGTCTCGGTCGTCATCCACGGCCAGCACAAGCAGCACCCGATCACCAAGGACGACCGCCGCAACCGCGACCGCATGTTCCAGGAGGGCGAGCGGCAGTTCGCGATCAGCGTCGACGCCCTCGCCGAGGGCTGGGACGCCCCCCGGGCCTCGTGCGTCGCCGTCATGCGGCCGGTCAAGTCGCGGCTGCGGTTCGCCCAGATGGTCGGCCGCGGGACGCGGCTGTCGCTCGGACTGCCGAACGAGCAGGTCCTGGCGATGACGGCCGCCGAGCGGCGGGCGGCGATCGCGGCCTCGGCGAAGCCCGACTGCCTCGTCCTCGGCTTCTACTCGAACCTCGCCGACCTGAAGCTGTGGGTCAACGCGGCCGACGTCATCGGCGCCGGGCTGCCGGAGGAGGTCCGCCGGCGGGCGAACAAGCTGAAGTCGGGCGACACGACCCAGCGGCTGCTCAAGGCGAAGGAGCAGGTCGAGGCCGAGCAGGCGTTCGCGTCCTGGGAGGCGGAGGAGACCCGCCGCCTCAACGCCGAGCGGCTCCAGATGTTCACCCCCAAGGCGATGGTCCGCCGCACGTCGGTCGACGTCTACGGCGAGGACCGGTCCCGGTACGAGGCCGACCACACGCAGGAGGTCGAGGCGTTCCGGTTCCGCACGTCGAAGGCGGTGAGCCGCGACCAACGGCCGAGCGTGAACCAGGCCCGCTTCGCCGTCGCGCTCGGCCTGAGCCCCGAGCACTGCATCGGGATGACCCGCAAGCAGGTCGGCGGCTTCATCAGCAAGGCGAAAGCGGCCGGCACGCAGCCCGACTGGGCCCGGCTCAAGCCGGCGCAGATGAAGTTCTCGCTCGGCTGGTACTTCACCGACCAGGGACGCGAACGTCACGACACGGAAAGGACGAGTGCATGAACGCCACGAACCTCATTGAAATCGGCCGCGCGTTAGCGGCGGTGCCCGCCATGGAACAGGCGCTGACCAAGGCGCTGAACTACATCCACGCCCTTGGACGCGACGACTCGGCCGAGGTCGAAACCGCAATCACCGAGGCGATGCATGACCTGCACGCCGGATGGACCGAGGGAGTCCAATGACCGGCGCAGAAGTGATCCGGAAGGCGGCGAATCACGGGTGTGTGTTCGTCCTCCAGGGCGACCGCATGATCCTCAAGGGCCCGCCCGACAAGGTGGCCGAGGTCGCCAAGGTCGCGAAGCCGTTCAAGGAGGAGATCGTCGAGTCACTCCGCAGTGCCGAGCGCGGGGACCGTCCTCCGGCTCCGCCACGGCCAGACGGCTCCACGGAACTCCAGTTCTTCGTCATGGCGTGCCTCAAAAAGCCGGACACGCTGATGACGATCATCGACGGGTTCCCCGTCGGAGTTCGAAGGCTTGCAATCAAACTGCTGTCGATGCCCCATGCGTGGGAGGGGCACGTCGACCACGCGAAGTGGTGCAAGTTGGCCAATCAACTGCGCGACTCCCTCGCGTTCCCCGACCCCGTTTATCCAGCGAGTGACGTGTTCCCCGAGTTGAGAAAGGAGCAGGCGTCTTGAGTGAAGCGCAACAGCAGCCGGCCAAGGAGGCGAAGCCCCAGGCCCGCCAGGTCCGCGACCCCGAACTGATCGCGATGCACGAAATCGTCGAGGTCCTCGACGGCCTCGACGAGCCGGCGCGGTCGCGCGTCGTCGCGTGGGCGAGCGAGCGGTTCAAGGACGACCGACCGTTCTAGGCGGTCGACCGACAACCCGACCGGCCGACGCAGCGGCCCGGCAATCTGCGGAGCGTACCGGCGCGTCAGTTTCCCGGTGTAGCGGCCTGAGCGAAGTCAGGCGGATCCTCGCTGACGCTGGCATGGGTGGGCGCCGGCGGCCGCAAGGCTAGGGCGAGGAGCGACCGAGGGCGAAGACATGCGGGGTCGCGAAAGAAGCCGCGTCGGTGTGGAGACTGCCGGGATGCCAAACGCAGACCACGCAAGCCAGTCCCGTCGAAAGACGGGGCTGGTGTGTCCCCAGCCGAACACCTCCGCAGGTTTGGAGTGAAGGGAGCAGCCGATGAGCAAGAGCGTGATCCGCGTCAAAGGGAAGACGCCGAAGCGAGCCAAGATCGGGTGGTGGAGCCTTGGAGCGAAGAAGCGGGCCAGTGAGAAGAAGGCCGCGGCCAAGCACCGGGCGAAGGTCCGACAGGCCGACCTCGAACGCCGCGACCAGGCCGCCCGCCACAAGTTGGCGTTGAAGCGTCGGGCCGAACTTGAGGCCGCCAAGGCCTCGGCCCCGTGAGCGTGCGAGAACGGGCGGTCGTCTGCGACGAGTGCGGCGGGGCCAAGCTGATCGGCCGAACCCCCTGCCCCGAGTGCCGCGGGACCGGCCTGCTGCCGGCCGAACGCGAGGAGTGGCGGCGGCGGGGCGACGACTGCCGGACGGTGCGGGAGCAGATGCACCAGACGCTCGGCGACGCTGCGTACGCCCTCGACCTGACCGCCGCGGCGGTGGCGCGGATGGAGGCGGGGCTCGACTGCCCCGAGCCGTTGGAACGGCACTGGTTCAGGAGTTGAGTGATGGGAACTTCGAACAAGGCCAGGTTCAGCTTGCAATGCGGCGGATGCCTGTTCTTTCAGTCAATCGAACTTGATGGTTATGACGGACTCTGCCGCAGGCACGCGCCGCGGCCGATGGTCATCGGACTCCGAGACGACGGAAGACCGGATGTCTACAAGGTGGTCGCAGACTGGCCGCAGGTAACTGCCGAGGACTGGTGCGGCGATCATCAACCCTCGCATCCGCTGGAAGATGAGGGCTCGTCGTAGTGGGACGCCCTCGCGTACCGGCGGCGGTGCAGGCGATCATCGACGAGCACGGCCTCGCGCCGCTCGGCGTCGACCTGTCGGCCGCCGGCGTGGACGTCGGCGACTCCGAACTGGAGGCCGAGCTCGCCGGCCAGATCGCGGCCGCCGGCCTGCCCGCCCCGACGCCGCAGTACGTCTTCCACTCGACGCGGAAGTGGCGGCTCGACTTCGCATGGCCGGCGGCGATGGTCGCAGCCGAGGTGCACGGCGGGACGTGGACTCGCGGGCGCCACGTGCGGGGCGGCGGGTTCCAGAAGGACCGCGAGAAGATGAACGAGGCGCAACTCCTCGGCTGGCTGGTGCTCGAGTTCACCGATCGCGACGTGCGGACCGGCGAGGCCGTCAGTGTGATCGAGCGGGCGTTGAAGAACAAGCGGGCGGTAGAATGACCGCGGGAGGCGGCGTGACGGAGTCAGCAAGCGGCGGCGGGGCGAGGAAGGAACGCCGCAAGCACGTCTGCCAGCACGGCGCCGAGTGCCGCCACTGCGGGGTGATCGCAAGCGGCCGCACCGTGTTCACGCAGTCCGACGGCCGGCCCCACCCGTACCCCCATCGTCACTTCAAATGCGAGAACCCGCGGTGCCCGTTCCTGTTCACCGAGGGGAACCTGAACCGCATCAGGGCCGGCAAGGATCCGCGCCCGTGGTTCTGGAACGTCACCATCCCGAAACAGCAACTGAGGGATAAACCGGAAGGGCTTCCGACATAGGGCTTCCGGCCGATTGCAACGCGAAGCCCGCGTCCCGAAACTGAGCACATACAAGCCGACCGCCGCCCGGGGTGACCGCGACGAGACCCCGGGGGCGGTCGGTTCTAAAGCCGAGTGCCCTCAATGCACCCGGCGTGCCAGACAAAGGGGCGGCGGGTGCTAAACCGGATCACACTGGCCCCGCACCTCAACGGATCCTCCGCCGCGCCCCGGCCACCTTCGTTCACCTGCGACTCGCCGAAGCTGCTCCTCGTCCAGGCCGAACTCTGGGCGCAGGACCTCCCGGCCGACGAGCGGTCCGCCGGCCTCGGGGCCGTCGCGATGCTCCGCTCCCTCTTCGCGCGCCACCCCGACGCCACGTCCACCCGCCTGGAGGTCCGATGAGCCTCTTCAACTGGGGCCGCCGGCGGAAGGCCGAGGCGGTCAGCGAGGAACTGATGTCGGCCGCCGACGCCGAGCCGCGGCAGTTCTCGTGGGCCGAGGTCGCCAAGTGGGCGGTCCGGCTGCTCCTCTGGCTGCTCGCCCGCTACCCCGCGCTGATGACGACCGTGCTGCAGCAGCAGCGGCGCGTCGCCGAGGCGCTCCCGGGCTTCGACCGGGACGCCGCCCTGCAGGCGGTGACGGTCCTCGACCGCACGTTCAGCCGCTCCCCCGACCACGTCGCCCAGGCCCTGGAGATCCGATGACCGTCGACTACGCCAAGCACCTCCGCTCGCTGATGATCGGCGTCGTCGCCGCGATCGCCGTCGTCCTCGCCCAGTGGGCGGGCACGGTCGACCTCGGCCCCGTCGCCCAGCCGTTCTTCATGGCCGTCGTCGCGATGGTCGTGAACGCGATCCGCGGGTGGGTGGAGGCGAACGGCCCCAAGCCGCCCGTTCCGACGCCGGACGAGCCGACCCCGGACAAGGTCCGGCTCGCCGCCTGACCCCGCCCCAACCCACGACGCCACGGAGCCCACCTTGAAAGCCGTCCTCCCGTTCATCCTCGCCGGCGTCGCCACCGGCGCCGGCCTGTTCTTCACCGGGCCAGCGATCGAGCGGGTCACCCAGGGCGGCAAGGCCAAGGCCGTCATCGCCGCCGAGCGGTACTACGCCGCCGGCCCGGTGATGCTCAGCGGCCACGGCTCGACCGGCCACACGTTCAGCTGGGAGGTCAACGCCCCGCACGTCGTCACCGACGACGGCTGCTGCGTCGCCGTCCAGTGCTGCGCCCCTGGCGTCTACACCGCCCGCCTGACCGTGAAGAGCGGCGGCCGGCGTTACTCCGAATCAACGGCGGTCCACTCGTTCCAGGTCGGAGGCGTGCCCCCGGGCCCGACTCCGCCGCCCGGACCAGTGCCGCCCCAACCTACCCCGCCCGGGCCGACGCCGCCAGGGCCGCAGCCCGGTCCCGTGCCCGACGGGAAGTTCGGGCTGACCCGTGCGGCGTACGAGGCCGCGTCGAAGGTCAACTCGCCGAACCGCGCCGCCGAGGCCCGGATGATCGCCGGCGGCCTCAAGGGCGTTTCCGCCCAGGTCGCGGCCGGCACGCTCCGCTCCCCGGTCGAGATCGCCCAGGCGACGCTCGCCGTCTTCGACCGCCTCGGCGAGTCCCGCCAGGCGTGGGACGCCGCGATCCAGGCGGTCCGCAAGAGCATCACCAAGGCCCTCGGCCTGTCCCCGTCCACCACTGACTTCGCCGCGGCCTTGGACGCCGTGGCGGCCGGCCTGGAGTTCGTTCAGTGAAGCAGTTGATCCTCGGGCTCCTCGCCCTCACGTTCTTCGGCGGCGAGGCCTCGGCCCAGGTCGTCGGCATGCCGCCGCCGAGCAAGGCGGCCGCCCGCAAGTTCGGCTGGGCCGGCGCGGAGAAGGCCCGCGAGGCCCGCCTCGCCCTCGGGGCGGAGTTCCCCCGCGAGTACCAGCCGACCGTCACCGAGGAGGAGTTCTCGGGCCGCGTCGTCAAGCTCTGGGAGTTCGCCCGCGACCGCAACCTCGGCCGCCACTGGCCGACCGGCAAGCAGGAGATCGGCGACTGCGTCTCGTGGGGCTGGTCCCACGGCGTCCTCTACACCCTCGCCGTGCAGCTCGTCCTCACCGGCGGCGACGCCGCGCTCGAGCGGCCCTTCCAGCCCTACATCTACGGCGTCAGCCGGGTCCAGATCGGCGGCGGCCGGATCAACGGCGACGGCTCGCTCGGCACGTGGGCCGCGGCCGGCGTCAAGAAGCACGGCGTCATCACCGAGAAGGCGCCGGGCGTCCCCCCGTACTCCGGCCAGGTCGCCCGCCAGTGGGGCCGCTCCGGACCGCCCCGCGAGTTCCTGTCACTCGGCGAGAAGTCGCCCGCCGACGTCCGGCTGATCCGCACCTGGGAGGAGGCTTGCTCGGCGATCGCCACCGGCCACGCCGTCCCCGTCTGTAGCGACGTCGGGTACGAGCGGATCGTCGAGCGGAACAACCGCGTCGAGGGGGTCCGCCAGGGCTCCTGGCCGCACTGCATGTGCTTCATCGGCTTCGACGCCCGGCCGGGCCTCGAGGCCCTGTACTGCCTCAACTCGTGGGGCCCGGACGCCCACGCCCCGGCCGACAGCTACGGCCGCCTCGACAAGGCCCCGCCCGGCGGCTTCTGGATCCTGCGCCGAGACGTCGAGCAGATGCTCCGCGAGGAGGACTCCTTCGCCGTCAGTTTCACCGGCTTCAAGTCGGCTCCGCTGTGGAGCCGCCAGGCACCCGTTCCGATGGAGGATCTGGAAGATGCGCCGCTTCACGTGGCCCGTGATGGCGCTCGTCGCCGTCGCGGCATTGATGTTCTGCTCGGCTCTCGCCTCGGCCTCTGAGCCCGACCTGTTCTCGGCCCCGGCCGCCAAGGCCGCGCCGCCGAAGGTCTACACGTCGAAGCAGCCGGAGCTCCTGCCGCCCGAGAAGCCCGACGCGCTCGACCTGTTCGCGCGCCGCCCGAGCCCGTCGGTCGAGGCGCTCAAGGCCCACGCCGACCAGCGGCTGCTGCCCGGCGCCGACCGGCCGCTCGCGATCGGCATGTGCTGCCAGGGCGTGATCGGCAGCTACGACGAGGCCTACCGCCTCGCGCTGAAGACCGGCAAGCCGCTCCGCGTGCTCGTCGGCCAACCGTGGAGTCACATCGTCGCGCAGGGGAAGGCCGAAGACGGCTACCTAAAGTGCCGCGTCGACGACGGGACAGACAACCGTTTCACCGCCCCGGGCGTGTACGAGTACGTCCCGCAGGGCGGCCGGCTCGTCGCGTTCCTCGGCGGCCGCCCGTCCGGCGCCAACCCGATCCAGGCCTCGCCCCCGCCCGTCCCGCCGGCGTGCCCGTGCGGCGTTCAGGGTTGCCAGTGCGGATGTTCGACCGGCCAGCCGTGCCAGTGCCTCGGCGGCGTCAGGCTGCCAGGCAATCAACCGATCCAGCCGCCGGCGTTCTACCCACCGGTCCAGATCGTTCATCCGCTGCCCATGCCGATGCAGGTGGGCGGCCCGGTCTGCAGGGACTGACCGCGATAACCGCGGCCGGTCGGCCGCGTGGGAGTCGTCTCGGTCGCGACCGTCGCTTACGCGATGGTCGCCGTCATCTGGTGGTGCGGGAGGGAGCAGCGATGAAGACGGCCGGCCTGATCCTTGCGTTCGCCGCCCTCGCCTGCGGCAAGCAACCGCCCCCGCCGCCGGCCGACCCGTTCACCGCGCTGGAGCGGCGGGTCGCCGACCTGGAGCATCGCCTCCACTACGTCGAGGGCAAGAGCCTCACCGACTTCCAGAGCCGACGGGCTCACGGGCCCAAGCCGAAGGTCAACCTCTGATGCCCCTGCTCCCCGTCGAGCTCGCCGAGGTCGCGATCGAGCACCACCGCCGCGTCAAGGCGGCGGAGCCGATGACGGCCACGCACCGCGTCCTCGCCCGGTTCGTCGACTCCGCCCAGACGTTCCTCCTGGCCGTCGGGTGGACGCGCGACATCGCCGAGGACTACGCCCACGCCCACCGCCGGCACCTGGAAGAGCACGGCCCCGCCGAGACCGGCCGTCCGCGACTGGTCGCCGCCATGTGGCGCGAGGAGTGGGTGCCGGGGAAGGGCTGGGTGGAGGCGTGAGGCGCGCGTTCGTGTTCCTGCAGATCCTACTCGCCGCGGCCCTGGTGACCGCCGCTGCGGCGAGCGTCCACGCGCACGAAGAGCCGGCCGAGGGTGCTGGCTGGACGGTCGCGCTCCGCGGGGAGGGCCGGCGCTAATGGCCTTCGGCAGCCTCGGCACGCTCGGCTCCACGCAGAGCAAAGTCACCGCCGACTTCATCGCACTCACAACGACGGCCGCCGCCGCCGCGGGCGACCTTGTGGTGATGATCGTCGCCAAGGACAATGCGGGGACGACGGACGCGGACCATAGCGAAGTAACCGGCGTCACGGACAGCGCCGGGAACACTTACACGAAGGCCCGCGAGTTCACGAACGGGCAAGGGGCGGCGAACGGCGGGGCGACGGCCAGCGTTTGGTACTGCGTCCTTACGTCGGGCCTTGGGTCTGGAGGGACCATCACGGCACAGTTCTCCGGCAGCCTGACAGCGAAGGCGGCGACCGCCTGGAAGTTCTCGGTCGGGTCCGGGTCCACGGTCAGCGTTCAGAGTTCGACGACGGAGGCGATGGACGCGCCGGCGGGGTGGACTGACTTCACGCTCTCGGGGCTGCCGAGCGCGGAATACCTGTGGGTGTGCGCGTGGTCGGTCGAGAACGCCATCGGAGCCCTCACTGCGACCGCGGCGGGCTGGACGGGCATCCCCGGCAACTCCACGTCCGGCGGCGGCGGCCCGACCAACATGGCCTTGCGCGGCCTGTTCAAGATCAGCACGGCCACGTCCGAGACGGTCAGCGGCGTCAGCAGTTCCCAAGTCACCGGCAACGACGTGGCCCGCGTCCTCGTCGCCTTCAAGGAAACGGCGGGGGGTCCCGTCGGCACGCTCAACGTCACTCAAGCCAGCCAGACCGGCAGCGCGTCCGGCACCGCCGCGGTCGCGGGGTCGGCGAGCCTCACGCAAGCGGGCCAGGCCGCATCTACCGCGGGGGCCGTCGCCACGGTCGGCTCGGCGTCTCTCACCCAGGCCGGCCAGTCGCTCGGCTCGTCGGTCGGCGTCGCGATCGCCGGCTCACTAGCGGCCACGCAGGCCGGCGACACCCTCGCTGCATCTGGCACCGTCGCCGATGCGGGGATCGCCGGCGAGCTGAACGCCACCCAGGCCGACCAGACGCTGAGCGGGGCGGGCGCGAACGCAGTCGCCGCGGCTGCGTCCGTCACCCAGGCGGGGAACACCGCCTCGGCGGCCGGCGCCGCCGGGGTCGCCGCCGCCCTCAATGCCACGCAGGCGGGGCAGTTGGTCGCGTCCACCGGGGCCGCGTCCGTCGTCGGGACCGCGAACCTCACGCAAAGTGCGAACACCGTCGAGGCGTTCGGCGGCGGCTCGTTCGGCGTGCTCAACGTCACGCAGGCGGATCAGTCCGTCGCGGCCTCAGGCACGGTCGCCGTTGGGGCGACGCTCAGCCAGACCCAAGCGAACCAGTCGCTCTCGGCCGCCGGGCAGGTGCAACTCGCCGCCGCGATGAGCGCGATCCAGGCGGGGGATTCCCTCGCCGGCGCTGGTGCGACCGGCGTCAACGCCGCGGCCGCCCTCACCCAACAGAGCCAATCGCTCGATGGCGTCGGGGCGACGTTGCTCGCTGGCACGCTCGCCGCCGACCAATCCGCCCAACTCCTCACCGGGGCCGGGCTCGTCTCGGTCGCCGGGATGTTGAGCCAGGCGCAGGCCGACCACTCGCTCGCCGCGTCCGGAACCGTCGCCGACCCCGGCGCGGGCAACGGCCGTCTCCTTTTACTTCGCCGCCGACACGCCTTCAGGAGTACTTGACCGATGGCCTTGCAGTACGCCGAATCGATCCGCAACTCCCAACTCGACGCCGTCGAGACGGACGTGGGAACCTCCCCGATCCTCCGCCTCTACAACGGCACCGCGCCGGCCAACGTCGGGACGGCCCTGTCCGGCAACACGCTCCTCGCCGAGGGGACGCTGCCGTCCGACTGGATGGCGGCCGCGGCGTCAGCGTCGAAGGCCAAGAGCGGGACGTGGACCGCGACCGGTCAGAGCGGCGCCGGGACGGGCACCACCGCGACGTTCTTCCGCATCTTCGCCAGCAACGGCACCACGGCGAAGATCCAAGGCACCGTCGGCGTCGGATCCGGCGACCTGCAGCTCGACAACGCCAACATCGCCAACAGCCAGGTCGTGACGATCAGCCAGTTCACGCTCAACGCTGGGAACGGCTAACCGCGCGACGGGACCGAGGGAGGGCCGCAAGCCGATGATCTATCCACCCGGGGCGACGAGCCAGTCCGTTGACGTGACGGTCTACGACGACTCGGGCCTGCCGGTGGCCGGGCTCGTCGCCGCGACCTTCCCGGCGGTCAAGTACTCGCGCGCCGGCGCCTACCCCGACGTGGCGATCACGCTCTCGGACCTCGCCCTGATCACCTCGCCGCACACGCCCGGCGGCCTCAAGGAACGCGGGGAGGGCCGCTACCGGCTCGACCTGCCCGACTTGATCTTCAACACCGCCAGCGCGGTGACGCTCCGCGGGGAGCAGGCGAACAAGCGGCTGATCGCGGCGGAGATCCAGGTCGGCGTGCAGACGGCGATTTCCGGCGTCGTCGACGCGAACGTGGTCGGCATGGAGGATACGTTCGGGTTGGCGACGCAGGAGAGCGTCGACGACCTGCCCACCGCATCCGAGATCGCCGAGGCACTGGCCGGGGTCGAGGTCACGCTCCAGTCGGCCCTCGCCGGCGGCTCGCTCACGATCCACCACGGGGCGGAATACTCCGAGGCCAACGGCAACCGCGTCCCGTTCCGCTTCACCACCCTGCCCGACCTCACCGGCGGCGAGGCGAAGCTGATCGTCTCCGTCCCCAAGGGGGCGGTGCTGTTCGAGCACCCGCTGCCGATCGAGGACGCGGGGGAGGTGACGCAGACGATCTGGTTCGAACTCACCGGCGAGAAGTCGCTCAAGGTGAGCCCGCCCGCGGTCTACGTCGGCACCATCGCCTACAAGGCGGCAGGGGCGACCGCCTTCGCCGTGGCCCGGGAACTCTCGGTCAACACGAGGAGGATGTGAGCCCATGCCCGCACCGCTCGATCGGGAAGGCCGGGACGCTCCGGTGCGCGCTGCTGCCGGGGGAGGTCCTGCCGGGGCCGGCGGCGTTGACCTTCGCCTGCCATGCGTGCGAGGCCTTGTGGACGCAGGGACCGCCGGCGTCGTCGTCGACTCCGGAGGCAGCCCTGGAGCTTGGCCAATACCACCCGTCGGCGCCGGTGCTCGCGACCGTGGAGGACCGGGCTGCGGCCTGCGCGGCCTGCCCGCAGTGGGAGCGTGGTAAGTGCCGAATGCACTGCACGGCCTGCCGGACGGATCGAGCGGACCCGAGTTCGCCGTCGGGGGCGAACTGCCCGCTGGGCAGGTGGAGGCGGCCGCTGTCGGGGGACCTGGCGACGTCGTAACGGACGCGCCGCCGCCCGATGAAGCACCCGGGCCCGAGGGGGTCAGGGGGTCGGTGCAGCCGCCGAGTCGGTCCGACCTGCGGACCTTGGGCCGGGCGATCCGGTCGCGGTGGAGGGTGCCGAAGCGGGCGTACAAGGTCGTCCCGCGGAAGATGCTCGAACTGGTCGAGCAGAGCGAGGACGAGCGGATCGTGATCGGCGCGGCCAAGGTGCTGACCGACATCGAGAAGCAGAAGGCGGCGGCCGAGGGGGTCGCCCAACCGAAGGGGGACACGACCGTCAGCGTGACGGTCCACCAGCATGCAGGCGACGGCGGGACGATCAACAACGGCAGCCAAGCAGCCCTGGACGCCGCCGCCGCGTTCGTCCGCGCCGTGGCAGGCGATGCGGGCGAGCCCGGCGGGGCTGGCCTGGTACTCGACGCAGGGGCGGTTCCAGGTGCCTCCCCACCTGGACCTCTTGAACCGGAGGCTGCTTGACGTCGCCCACGGCCACCGGACCCGGCTCATCATCACCATGCCGCCCCGGCACGGGAAGTCGATGCTCACGTCGCACCACTTCCCTGCCTGGTACCTCGGCACGTTCCCGGAGCGGCGCGTGATGCTCGCCAGCTACGAGGCCGACTTTGCCGCCTCCTGGGGCCGCAAGGCCCGGGCCGTCCTCGACGCGCACGGGCCCGACCTCTACGGCGTCGCGATCTCCAAGGCGTCCTCCGCCGCCGACCGCTGGGACGTCGCCGGCCGCGCGGGCGGGATGCAGACGGCCGGCGTCGGCGGGCCCCTCACCGGCAAGGGCGCCGACCTGCTCCTCATCGACGACCCGATCAAGAACTCCGAGGAGGCCGCCTCCCAGACGATCCGCAACAAGCTCGACGACTGGTTCAAGTCGACCGCCTACACCCGGCTCGAGCCGGACGGCGCGTGCGTCGTCATCCAGACCCGCTGGCACGAGGACGACCTCGCCGGCCGCCTCATCGCCGAGATGAACGCCGGCGGCGAGCACTGGGACGTCCTCAACCTCCCCGCGATCGCCGAGGAGGGGGACGCCCTGGGCCGGCCGGTCGGCGAGCCCCTCTGGCCCGGCCGGTTCAACCTCGCCGCGCTCGACCGCATCAAGCGGACCGTCGGCAGCCGCGTCTGGACCTCGCTCTACCAGCAGCGGCCGGCCCCCGAGGACGGCGACGTGTTCCGCCGGTCCTGGATCAAGAACTACCGCGTCGACGGCGACCTGCTCGTCTGCGAAGACGGCCGCTCGTTCCCGCTCAAGGAATGCTGGAGGCTGGCGACCGCCGACCTCGCCGTCAGCGAGAAGACGACCGCCGACTGGACCGTCATCCAGGCGTGGGCCGTCACGCCGTGCAACCGGGCCTTCCTGCTCGACCAGCACCGCGAGCGGATGAGCGGGCCGCAGATCGTCCCGGCGATCCGGGCCGTCGCCCGGCGGTGGAAGTGCGACTGGGTCGGCATCGAGAGCATCGCCTTCCAGATGGCGATCGTGCAGCAGGCCCGGCAGTCGGGCCTCACCGTCAAGAAGCTGATGCCGAAGGGGGACAAGCTCGCCCGGGCGCACGCCGCCGCCCCGCGGATGGAGGCGGGCATGGTCTACCTGCCCGACGCCCCGTGGCGGCACGACCTGGAGACCGAGCTCCTCTCGTTCCCGAACGGCAAGCACGACGACCAGGTCGACGCGCTCAGCTACGCCCTGATCGAGATCCACAAGATCGCCGGCGGCCTGGAGCCGGACCCGAAACCCAAGCGGCGCGACGCCGACCCGGAGGCCGCATCATGAACCTCAACCCCCTGACCTGGCTCGCCGCGCTCAAGGGCTCGCCCACCCCGCCGGCGAACATGACCGCCTCGACCTGGCTGCCGCCGGTCGACTGGCTCACCCACAAGCCGCGCCTCACCGAGCGGGACCTGGTCAACCTGTTCCGCGACACCGCGTACTACTGCGCCAACCTGAACGCCCGCGGCGTCGCCCGCACCCCGCTCTGCCTCTACCGCAAGCGGGGGACCGGCGAGCGCCAGGGGCCGGCGACCCGCAAGGCGAGCAGGGAATCGGTCGCCCGGATGAAGGCCGCCGGCTACGGGGTCGACGACGACTCGGTCGAGGAGGTCCTCGCCCACCCGTTCCTCGACCTGCTCGACCGCCCGTTCCTCGCCGACGGCGTCCCGATCATGGGCCGGTTCCAGCTCCTGGAGATCACCCAGCTGTACCTGGAGATCGTCGGCCGCGCCTACTGGGAAATGGACCTCGGCGGGACCGAGGCCGGGCCGCCGAGCCAGCTCTTTCCGCTCGTCGCGCACGAGGTGCAGCCGTACCGGGACGCTAACTCCAGGCGGTTCGTCGACCGCTACGACTACACCGCCGAGGGACTGGTCCGCCAGATCAACCCGGTCGAGGTGGTCGCGTTCCTCTGCCCGAGCCTGAGCAACCCCTACACCGGCGGCATGAGCCCGATGCAGGCGGCGGCCGAGCGGCTCGGGGTCAGCCTCTCCTACCTCAGCCAGACCCAGGCCCTGCTCAACAACCGGGCCCGGCCCGACGTCATCATCAGCGCCAAGGGCCAGGGCGACGTCATCAGCAAGCCGACCCGCGACCGGCTGCTGAAGTGGTTCAAGCAGGCGTTCAGCCGCCGCAACATCGGCTCGCCGCTCGTGTCGATGGACCCGGTCGACGTCCACCCGCTGACCTTCAACCCGAAGGACATGGGGGAGCTGCAGGACGAGGCGCACGCGATCAAGCAGATCGGCCGGGTGTTCGACATCCCGCAGTCGATGCTCGACAAGGACGCGACCCGGGCGAACGCCGCCGAGGGCCGCAAGCAGCACGCCCACGAGGCGCTCGAGCCCCGCTGCCGCCGGGTGGAGCACGTCGTCAACGCGTCGATCCTGCCCCGGTACGGGGACGCCGGCCGGCTCTTCTGCGTGTTCGACGAGCCCTACCACGAGCCGCTCGCGCCCGAGGCGAAGGACGTGCCGGCGCTCGTCAACGTCGTCTTCACGCCCGACGAGGCGCGGGAGCGGTTCGGCTACGGACCGATGCCGGAAGAGCACAAGGCGGAGATGGAGCGGGTCCGCCAGGAGGAGCTCGCGGCCAAGAAGCCGCCGGAGCAGCCCGGCATGAGCCCGAAGGACGCCAAGAGCTACCTCGACGCCCGGACGGCGATCAGGAACGGGAGGCCGATCCGTGTCTGCCGCCACTGAGAGTAAGCCGAAGGAAACGCCCGTCCCTGGCCGCCCCTTCCCCCGGGGGCTGATCCGGCGGCTGCGCGCGAAGCTGCGGAACCTCTTCCAGGCCCAGTACGCCGACGCGATGGAGATCCTCGACCGCGCCGCCGGCCGCAAGATGGCCGGCAAGCTCGAGCCCGACTGGCGGTCGCTCTTCACCCCCGACAAGCTCAAGCGGTGGGCCGAGGACGTTCACCCCGAGGTCGAGGCCGGCTACGCGGTCGGCGGCAAGCAGGGGATCGCCGACGTGCGGGCCGCGCTCGACGCCCAGGACCTCGAACTCCAGGTCGCCCCGTGGTCGGTCGAGGCCCCCGGCGCCCGGGACGCGATCAACCGGGCCGCGCTCGCCCTGTCCACGACGGCAAACGGCGTGACGCAGGGGCAGCTCGAGCGGCTGCTCCCCGGGCTGCGGTCGGAACTCATCCAGGGGACCGTGCAGGGCGAGGGGTACGACTGGATGGCCGGGCGGCTCCGGGCGATCTTCGGCCACGCCGACAAGTACCGCAGCCAGCGGATCGCGATCACCGAGACGCAGCGGGCCGTCCACCAGGGGCTGCTCGAGCAGTACAAGGAGTCGGGCGTCGTCGAGAGCACCCAGTGGCTGCTGTCGGGCGCCCCCTGCCCCCAGTGTGTCGCGGTCGCCGACGAGCACGAGGCGGGCGTCGCCCTGGGCGCCGAGTACGCACGCGTCGAGGGGGCGAAGGAGGCCTACGCCTCGGTCGTCGCGCCCCCGTTACACCCAGGTTGTTTGTGTTCAATTTTCCCGATCCTGTTGCCAATCGAGCGGCTCAAGGCGATGGCCCGCGACCAGGCCCGCCTCAAGGCCGCGGCTGCCAACCGCCCCGCCCTCGCGATTTAAGGAGACCGCCCATGGCCTTTGACAAGACCCTTCACCCCGACTGCGACACCGAGGGCCCGTTCGGCGTGCCGATGAAGGACGCCGTCGCCAAGGCGGTCGACGACCTGCTCAAGGCCCACCCCGGCCACGGCGACGCGCTCGTCAAGCTCGCCGGCTCGGCCGACGTCGAGGTCGGCGAGGAGCGGACCGAGGTCAGCACGATCACGACCGAGTCGGTCGACCGCGACCGCGAGGTCGTCGTCGCCAAGGGGATCGACCTCCGCCCGTACAAGTCGAACCCGGTCGTCCTGCTTAACCACTCCTGGCACAGCCTGCCGGTCGGCAAGGCCCTCTGGGTCAAGAGCGACGGCGCCGCCCTGAAGGCCCGGACGCAGTACGCCAAGCGGCCCGCCGACCACGTCGGCGAGTGGGCCCCGGACGCCGTCTACGGGCTGGTCCGGCAAGGCATGCTGCCCGGCAAGTCGATCGGGTTCATCCCGCTCGAGTCGAAGGCCCCGGAGCCCAAGGACGTCCGCGCCCGCCCGGAGCTCGCCGACGCGCGGCGGATCATCACCAAGAGCGTCCTGCTCGAGTACTCGGTCGTCGCGATCCCCTCGAACGCCGACGCCTTGGTCGAGGCGGTCAGCAAGTCCTGCCCCGGCCTGGCGGCGCTCTTGGGGCTGCCGGAGGCCGAGACGAAGGCGGCCGAGGAGGTCACGATCGAGCGGGTCTGGAAGGAGCTCCAGGCGGCCCAGGAGACGATCAAGTCGCTGCAGGGCGTGCTCGCCTGGGCGGAGCGGCTGAAGGCGGTCGAGGACGACGGCGAGGCCCTCAAGATCGCGGTGCGCGGCATCCGGAAGGAACTGCTCGCCGGCGGCGGCCCGGCCCGGGCCTCGGCCCCGAGCCCGGAGGCGAAGATGCTCGCCGACGTCGCGGCCGAGCTCCGGCGGCAGTTCGCGGCGGCCTGACGGGCGACTTTGGAAATCTTTCGGCCGGACCCTTGATTCGGCCGATCGCGAAAACGTACCCTGGGAGTGACCGCAGAGCCTTCCGCGCGAATGGCTGAGCGTGGGCGTACTGAGCGACGACCCCGACGGCCTGCTCCGTGAGATGTGCAGCGAAAAGCCTGAAACGCTGCACCATCAACGGAGCCACGTCCCCATGTGGGTTAAACTTCTTCTGGCCCACCCCAAGCACGGGGCGGCGGGCAAGACCCTCCAGCTGACCGAAGCCGTCGCGAAGAGCCTCGTCGAGGACGGGTTCGCGGAGGCGACCGAGGCCCCCGCCGACGACGCGACCCAGACCGCCGTCAAGACGATCACCGACACCGTCATCAGCGCGGTCGACACCCGCCTCGACGCCCGGCTGAAGGCCTTCGAGGAGTCGCACTCCAAGAGCCTCAGCGGCGCGATCACCAAGAACTTCGGCGCCCTGATCCCGGCGACCGCCAAGGATCCCGACGCCGAGAAGTGGTTCGGCTTCAAGAGCGGCGCGGAGTTCTTCCACGCCGTCCGCAAGGCCGACACCGGGCACGGGGTCGACGACCGGCTCGCCAAGGCCCGCGAGGCCGAGACGAAGACCATCCAGGGGATGAACACGACCGTCGGCGCCGACGGCGGCTGGCTCGCGCCCCCGGAGTTCTCGAACCAGGTCCTGGAGTACGCCTTCAAGGACGCGCCGTTCTCCGGCCGGTGCGACGCCCGCACGATCGGCGGCGTGTCGCTGACGTTCAACGCCCTCGACGAGGACAGCCGGGCGACCGGCTCACGGCGGGGCGGCGTCCGCGGCTACTGGCTCGACGAGGGCGAGGACTTCACCAAGAGCAAGCCGAAGTTCCGCCGGCTCACCATCAAGCCGCACAAGCTCGGCGTCTTCTACTACGCCACCGAGGAGGAGGTCGAAGACTCCTCCGGCTTCGACCTCGGCGGCAAGCTCGCCCAGTACGCCGGCGAGGAGATCCGCTGGATGGTCAACGAGGCCATCCTGACCGGCAACGGCGTCGGGAAGCCGCTCGGCGTCCTCAACAGCCCGGCGCTCGTCTCGGTCGCCAAGGAAGCCAGCCAGGCGGCCGCGACGCTCCTCTACCAGAACGTCAAGAAGATGTACTTCCGCATGCGGCCGGAGTGCATCCCCCGCGCGGTCTGGTACCTCAACCAGGACGTGTTCGCCCAGCTCCTCGACATGGCCTGGCCGAGCGCCGCCGGCACCGTGCCCGTGTTCGTCAACGGCGCGGCCTACCCGAGCGTCGCCGGCGCCCCGTACGGCACCCTGTTCGGGCGGCCGATCGAGGTGACCGAGCACAACGAGACGCTCGGCACCAAGGGCGACATCGTGTTCGCCGACTTCTCCCAGTACCTGCTGGGGACGAAGGCCGGCGTCAAGTCCGCGATGTCGATGCACGTCGAGTTCAAGAGCGAACAGCTCTGCTGGCGGTTCAGCTACCGCGTCGACGGCCAGCCGGTCCAGAAGGCCCCGCTGACCCCGGCCAAGGGTGCGTCGAACACGCTGTCCTCGTTCGTCGCCCTCGACACCCGCAGCTAACCCTCGGCGTCGCCAATCGGCGGCGATTGACACGGAATAACCCCGGGGCCGCTCCCCGGGGTCTCAAGCCAAAGGAACCCTGACCTTGACCACTTCTCTCTGCTCCGAACGGGCGGCGGTCCTCGGGCGAATCGACCCCGACGCCATCGCCGCCGGCACGGTCCTCTCCGAGGCCGTCGACATGTCCCTCTGGGGCCGGCTCATGGTGATCGTCCAGTCGGGCGACCTCGGCGCCTCGGCGACGCTCAACGCCAAGCTGACCGAGTCGGACGCCTCCGGCGGGACCTACACCGACATCGCCGGCAAGGCGATCACCCAGTTGACGCAGGCCGGCAGCGGCAGCGACAAGGTCGCCATCATCGAGCTCCGCAACGACGAGCTCGGCGAAGACAAGCGGTACGTCAAGCTGTCGATGACCGTCGGGACCGCGACGAGCGAGGCCTCGGCCGTCATCCTCGGGTTCGACCCGCGGTACGAGCCGGCCCACGCGAACGACATCGCGGCCGTCGCCCAGATCGTCAACTAAGCCGGGCGACCGGCCCCAAGGAAACCCCATGGCCCTGACGACCGAAGCCCAGATCCGAGCGGCGATCCCCAACGGGGACTCGCTCGCGGCTTCCGTCGTCGCGGGCCTCCTGTCGGCCGCCGACGCGGCCGCCAAGACCTACCTCCGCCGGACCCTCGAGGCCGGCGAGTACCGCGAGCGCGTCAGGGCCGCACGCCGCGGCGAGGACGTCCAGGTCGCCGAGTACCCGGTGACCAGCGTCCTCTCCGTCGGCTTCGCCTACTCGGCCGCGCTCGAGCTCTGGAACAACGGCGCCGCCAAGGCGACCGCGTCCGTCACCGACGCGGGCCTGGTGCTCCGCGAGTTCGTCTCCGGGGCGTGGTCCGTCAACACCCTCCTCTGGGCGGCCTACCCGACCCTGTCGCAACTCGCGGCGGCGGTCGCGGCGGTCAGCGGCCTCCGCTGGGACGCCGACCTCCGCTCCGAGGTGACCGGCGAGGAGCCCTCCGAGGACCTCGGCGAGCTCGAGGGGCCGATCGACGTCAGCGGCGGCAAGCCGAAGGTGCTGCTGCTCCTCGACGGCTCGATCGAGACGGTCTGGGACCACGACGCCGGCACGTTCGTCGTCGACGACTTCGGCCCGCGCGAGGGGGACACGCTGCTCGTGCGGTACGCCGCCGGCTACGCGACCGTCCCGGCCGACGTGCAGCGGGGCGTCGCGATGCTCGCGGCCGAGCTGTACGCCGCCAGCCAGGCGACCAGCGGCATGAAGAAGGAGAAGCTCGGCGACTACGAGTACGAGCGGTTCGAGTTCGGCCCGGCCGTCCTCACCCAGACCGTCAAGTTGCTCCTCGGCCCGTGGCGGAGGCTGGTCGTTTGAGCCTCGCCACGATGCTGCCGCTCAAGATGCAGGTCCTCACCGCGGACGTGATCCGCCGCCACGGCGGGGCCGCGGAATACGCGTGGGACGACGCCGGGCCGTCCTACCCGTGCGACGCGCAGCCGGTGGAGGCGACCAAGAAGGCCTCCCTGCACATGATGGAGATCGACGCGAGCTACACCCTCTTCTGGGACCCGGCCGCGGTCGCGATCGACGCCGACGCGCGGATCAAGATCAACGGCGAGGTGTTCAAGCTCGCCTCGGCGAAGCAGACGACCATCCAGCGCCCCGGCTGGCCGGCGAAGGCCTTCATCGTGGAGGCCCGCCTGTGACCGCCGAGCAGGAGCTCACCGCCAAGCTGAAGGCCCGGCTCTGGCGGGCCGGCATCAAGGTCCAGGCCGCGCTCAAGCTCGCGCTCAGCCGGCAGGGCCGCTTCAACTTTGCCAAGGGGGGCGGCCGCACCCGCGGGCCGCTCGGCCCGAACACCGTCCGCTCGCTCAAGGACGGCCGCCAGTCGCGGTACGACGCCAAGCTCGCCCGCACCCGCGTCTTCCGGTCGGTCGGGTTCAGCCGCGGCACGCTGGGCAAGCTCGAGGGCCGGTACAACGAGGCGGGCAAGCTGCTCGGCCTGGTCGGCCGCTCGGCCCCCGGCGAGCCGCCCCGCTTCCAGTCCGGCCGCCTCCGCAACTCGATCTCCCTCGCCTGGCTCGACGACCTCACCGTCCGGGTCGGCACCAACGTCAAGTACGCGAAGTGGCTGGAGTTCGGCACCCGGGGCGGCAAGGTCATCGTCCCCAAGAAGGGGAAGGCCCTCTACGACCCGGTCAGCAAGCGGTTCTTCGGCAAGCGGGTCGTGCAAGGCGCGATCCGCCCCCGGCCGTTCTTCCGCCCGACGATGCAGCGGATGCGGGGCGAGATCAGCCAGACGCTGGCGGGGGCCGCGTAAATGGCGTTCGCCCACGACCTGCACAAGTTCCTGTTCGAGGCGATCGAGCAGCGGTACGCCCAGGACGCGGACCTGCTCCAGCTCGCCGGCCCGCTCTACCGCGACAACGTCCCGGCGAAGGACGAGCGCGGCCGCGAGCCGCAGTACCCGCTCGTCCGCGTCGTCCAGGGCGAGGAGGGCAACTCGACCGAAGAGGGGCTCACCGGCGACGGAATGGAGCCGGTCGACGAGTCCTTCGCGATCACGTTCGACGTCGTCGCCAGCACGCAGGCCCAGGCCTCGCAGATCGCGTGGCAAATCGTCCACGCCTTCCGAGGGTGGGAGGGGCCATACCCCGGCGTCGAGATCACCTGCACCCGCCGCCCCGCCCCGCCGTGGGTCGGGGAGACCGAGCAGGGCGAGTGCGCGGCGTCGGTCTCGATCATCGTTTCAGCGTCCCCAGTCGAGGAGTAAGAGAGCATGTCGGCGACCGCGAAGCTCAACGTCCAGCTCAACGCGACGTTCACCAAGACGCACGACGGCGGCAACATCGTGCAGACGATCGCCGACGGGATCAACCAGTCGATCGCCGCCGGCAGCGGCGCGGCGCAGATCGAGCAGATCTACTCCGACTCGGGGCAGGTCACGGCGGCCGGCTCGCCGGTCGCGATCGACCTGGTCGGGTCGGCGAACAAGGACGCATTCCAAGACAACCTCGCGATCGAGCGGATCGTCGCCCTCTACGTCGAGAACCTCTCGACGAGCACGGGCAACCTGCTCGTCGGCGCCGGGACGGCGTGCGTCGTGAACTTCACGAACGCGATCGTGCTGCCGCCGAACTCGGGGATGCTCATCTGGTGCCTGTCGGCCGACGGCATCCCGGCCGTGCCGACGACCTCGGACATCCTCCAACTCGACGCGGCGACGGGCGCGGCCGACTACGTCGTCCACGTCCTGGGATCGTCGTAACGCGCCGCCCACTGAACCACCACCCACCGACCCAGGAGAAGGAAGAGAGCCATGGCGACCGACGCGATCAAGGCCATCGGGACGTTGAACATCAACGGGTTCGACCTCTGCGTGAAGAGCTGGAAGGCCAAGGAGTCCGGCAACAAGGTCAACACGTCGTCGTCCTGCGACGGCGAGGGCCAGTCGTCGGTCGTCATGGAGAAGATGCTCACCATCACGGCCGAGTTCTTCTACTCCAAGAGCCGCGCCCACCACAGCCCGTCCGCCCACAACATCCGCGTCGACGCGACCGTCGACGTCGAGGCGGTCATCGGGCCGACGTCCCACAACCTCGAGTACACGATGACCGACGGGAAGGTCATCGAGTGGGAGGTGACCTCGAACAAGGGCGACGTCGTCATGGGCAGCGTCTCCCTGGAGAGCCAGGGCGAGGCCTACACCGTCCCGACCGCCGTCGCGGCGTAACCGGCCGCCCGGCCGCCTGACGACCACTGAGGACCGCGTTCACGATGTTCGAGTCCGACTTCTTCGCCGCCGCCGCCGTCCCCTGCCCGGGGCTCGGCGGCGGCGAGCTCAAGCCCCTCACCCTCGCCCAAATGGTCGAGATGCGGGCGGCGATCCACCAGGACCTGTCGGCCATGGCGCTCGCCAGCGTCGCGGCCGACGAGCGGGGGAAGACCGCCGCCGCGGTCGCCGCGCACGTCTCCGAGCTCAGCCTCAAGGGGCAGGCGTTCCTGGTCGTCGCGTCGCCGTTCCTGCTCGCGAAGGCGGCGGCCCTGATGCTCGGGAACAAGGAGTGGGCGGCCGCCCCCATGCTCGCCGCCCAGAAGGTCGGCCGGGAGCACATCCCGGCGGTCAAGCGGGCGGTGATGCAGTCCTACGGGTTCCGCATCCCCGACCCGGACGAGCCGGCCGAGGAGGCGACGGGCCGTGAAAACCCTCCGCGGGCGGCGACGGACTCAGCGACCTGATCCGCCGGCTCGCCGCGCTCTACAAGTGGCCGCCCCGGGAGATCGGGGCGCTGACGCTGGCCCAGGCCTACGCCTGGATGCCGGAGGCCGACGACCTGCACTTCTTCCTGCGGGCGGCGTGAGGGACTGATGGGCCAGATCGACACCCTGCACGCCGACATCAGCATCCGCGGCCACGCGGACGCGATGTCCAAGATCGGCAGCATCCGGAACGCCTTCCAGGCCGCCAAGCCGATGGCCCTCGCCTACGCCGTGAGCACCGCCAAGAACGTCGGCGTCATGGCAGCCGCCTCCGGCGCGGCGGCGATCGCCGGCAGCACGGTCAAACTGGCCGCCGACCTCGAACGGTCCCGGCTGCTGCTCAAGCGGTACGTGCAGGAGGACTTCGGCAGCCTGCAGGCCGGCATCGACCAGATGGCCAGTCGCACGCCGATCGCCATCAGCGGCCTGTACGAGATCGCCTCCGGCGCCGCCCAGGTCGGCGTGAAGGGGACGGCCGGCATCCTCGCGTTTACCGACGCCGTGGCAAAGCTCGCATCCGTCTCGGACATGAGTTTCAACGACACCTCAAAGGAGCTCGCCAAGCTCAACAACCAGTTTCAACTCAAGCCGGGCGACGTGAAGTCGATGGCCTCGACGATCGCCGGCATGTCGGCCGCGTCGGCCGCCGACCCCGGCGAACTGATCACGCTGATGAAGTACGTCGCCGGCCCGGCGTCGACGCTCGGGATGAAGTTCGAGGACGTGGCCGCGCTGTCGGCCGCGGCGAAGGACGCCGGCGCGTCGTCGGAAGTCGCCGGCACGGCGATGAGCCGCATGATGGGCGACATGGTCGAGAAGGGCGAGGAGTGGGCGCGGCTCCTCGGCGTCTCGGTCTCGAAGTTCAAGGAGATGCGAAACCTCGACCCGCTGGCCACGATGAAGGCCGGGCTGAAGATCATCAACGATCAGGCGACGATCGAGGACAAGTACGCCGCCGGCCGGTCGATCGGGCTGGAGAGCACCCGCGAGACGAACACCGCCCTGCTGCTGATCCGCGTCCTCGACCTGTTCGACGAGCACTCGAAGAAGGCGGCGTCGTTCTACAAGGACGGCGCCGAGCATGAGCGGCAGTTCGGGGTCCAGGCCGAGGGGACGTACGCGAAGCTCCAGATGCTCGGCAATGCGTTCGTTCGGTTCTCCGGCGCCTTGGAAGGCACGACGCTCAACGTCATCAAGCCGATGGCCGACGCGACGAAGGGGCTGCTCGACCTCGCGAGCGGCGCGATGGAGAAGCCGAAGGACGCGGCCGGCCAGGTGGCGGCCGCGGCGGCGAACGAGGTCAACCGCGAGGCGTTCCTGGACATCTTCCGGCGCGCGGCCGGGAACCCGATGGCCATGCCCGGCGGCCGGGAGCGGCTCCAGAAAGTCTTTGAAGAGGGGTTCGCCCACCAGACGCGAGAACACTTCAAGCGGCAGGCCGAGGAACTCGCGGCCGCCCCGGAGGCCCAGCGCGAACAGGTGAGGCGACGGCACGCCGAGGAGAACGAGCGGAAGCGGCTCCGGGGGCTGTTGCCGAAGCTCCCCGTCGAGAGCGACGAGGAGAAGGCGAAGCGCCGGCAGGCCGCCGAGCAAGAGAAGGCCGCGGCCGCCAAGACGCAGGCCGAGGAAGTCATCCGCGGCGTCGAGGGCGAGATCAAACTCCGCAAGGAAAACATCGCGACCATCGAACGCGAGGCGGAGGCGATCAACAACTCCGTCGCGAAAGGGCTCGACCGCGTCCGCCGCGCCCGCGAGGTCGGCCGGGAAGACCAGGCCGCCAACCTGATGGGCGGCATCGAGGCGGCCCAACGGTACCAGGCGTCGCTCAACCGGAAGCTCGTCACCGAGGACGACGCGATCAAGGCGGCGCTCGCGCGTAAGGCCGAGGCCGAGAAGCAGATCGCCGAGGCGAACGCGAAGCTCCCGAAGGACGAGGAGGCGGAGAAGAAGAAGGCCGAGGCCGCGAAGACGAGGCGGGCTCAACTCGAAAACGCGGCACGTAATTGGGGGCAGGAGTTCCATAAGGACCCTAGAGGAACCGAGGCGCTGCTTCACGAGTTGACGCTGGGGCGATCACGACTCGAGTTCGTGGGGTCGGAGGTAAAGGCCAAGCTGGTCGAGGAGATGAAGGCCGGCAAGAACCTCGACTGGAAGCAGGTGGTCGCAGGGGCGGGCCGCGACGACATCCTGGCGTTCGCCAGACAGGAGGCCGCGGTCAAGCAGGCCTTCGCCGGCCAGATCGCCGCCGACAAGGCCCAACGGCTCTACGCTCGGCCGACGTTCCAGGGCGCCGAGGAGTCCTGGAAGCGAATCGCCGCCGGGGCTGCCGAGGGCGACCCGATCACCAAGGAACTCCGCCAGAACGCCAAGCTGATCGCCGAGACGAACAAGGCGCTGGCCGCGGTCCAGGCCGCCATCGAGGCCGGCAACGCGGCGGTTAAGGACGGCATGATCATCATGACGGGGGAGCCGTGATGCTACCCGTCGACGACCTTGTCCCAACTCGGACCTCGAAACCGCACCTTCGCCGAGAAGCCGTGCCGGGTCGTCCACTTCGACGCCCGCCAGAATTGGACCACTTCGTTAATCCATTTCTCTTGCTCGGAGTCAGGCAACTCGCGGAACGAATCGCGGACGTTGACGACCAGAAACCCGGTGCGGTTGTCGGTGTCGCAAAAGGAGAGGTGGCGGTCGAATCCTGGGAGGGCCGCCCGCAGTGCGACCTCTGCGTTCAACGCAGCCTTCATGCTCGATTCGTGGTTCTTGGGGTCCGTGTCGGAGACGTTCGGATCGGCCGCGATCTGCCGCTCCGTTCGCACCTCGGCCGGTGCGACGACGGCCGGCGGCACGAGGGGCAGGGGTGCGTTTGCAGCCTTATGGTTTTGGACCGCGACGTACCCCATCGCCGCGACGGCAATGGCGATAATTCCGAACACCGAGACCTTGTCGAAACCCGGTTCCTGACGCTCTCCGTCCACCGGCCGACCCTCCCTCTAGCAGCCCAATTCCTACAGCTGGGGGCCCGCCTGATCCATGCGTGACCCCGCCGACTGGAGTTATCAAAACCCCGTCCCGTTCGACGTCATCGTCGCCAACGGCGTCCCCGAGGTCTTCGCCTACGGCAGCCAAGACAACCAGGCGACCGTCGACTACCTCTGCCGGTGGGAGGACCGCTACACCGTCGTCCGGCACCTGCTCGGCACCGGCGTCTACGGCTCCTCGGCGACCGTCCACCCGACCCGCTCAGACCTATTCGCCCGCCGCGCCGTCATCTCGGGCATCAAGGCCGAGGGGTTCGACGGCTCCTGGGTCGAGTACGCGTACGCGAAGCTCAACGTCACGTACCAGCTCAACCCGGGCGGGCAGATCGGCAACGGCAACACGACCGCGTACATCACCGTCGACTCGACCTCGGCCGGCGACTACATGACGCTCCCCGGGCGGTCGCTTCTGTGGGCGGCCGGCACGCCGAAGGCGGGCAAGGCCCTCTCCGAGCCGCAGCAGATCTACGTCCCGAAGAAGCACCACAAGGTCACCGTCCACCAGTGGTTCCTGCCGCCGTTCGCGGCGATGGACGTCAAGCGGGGCGGCATCAACTCCGACTCGATCAACTGGGTCGGCCGCACGATCCCGGCCGAGCGGCTCCTCTTCGAGGACTACCACGAGAGCTTCGACGTCACCTTCGAGGGCGTCCTCAGCTACAAGGTCGAGCTCTCGTTCATCGAGAAGAGCCGCAGCTGGAACTGGTTCCCCGACGACGACGGGACGTTCCACCTGGTGACCCCGACGCCGTTCACGCAGACGACCCTGGCGGACATCTTCCCGTGAGGTTCGCCGGCAAGGGCAAGGCGGCCGCCAAGTTCGCCCGGTTCCTCAACCGCGTCCTCACCGGCTCGCTGGCGAAGCTCGTCCACGCCGGCCGCGGGATCGAGGTCACGTCGAACGGGCCGCAGGGCGTCACGATCTCGACCCTCGCGCCGATCGTCCAGCGGGTCATGCTCGGCGACAAGAAGCCGTCGGGCGGCACGCCGGTCTTCATCCCCGGCAAGATCGTCGAGCCGGGCTACGGCGGCCTCTACGCCTCGATCCCGTCCGCGGTCGCCGCGCAGGACGTCTACTTCACCTACGCCCCCGGCTGGTACCCGAAGGGCATGGTCGTCGTCTGCATGCAGGACGCCGGCCGGTGGGAGGTGATCAGCCCGCCCTACGCCGGCGACCTGGAGGGGCTGCCGGTCGCGGAGATCCTCGCCGGCGCGACGGGCGCCGTCACCGTCTCCGCGCTGCCGAACGCCGAGACGACGCAGGTCGACGCGATGAACCGCTGGGGGATCGACACGAGCTCGGGCTACGTCGGCCTCACCTGGCAGGCGCAGTACCAGCGGTTCGTGATCACCGCCATGGAATGCGAGGAGGAGTAGCGTGGCCTGCCGCTGGGTGTTCTGCCGGCAGTGCGGCAGCGAGTGCTCCGCCGCCATGTCCGACGGCGGGTTCGACCTCGGCGGGTTCAGCTACTTCGGCGGCCCCTCGCAGGAGTACGACCCCGAGGACGACCCGCCCGAGCACCCGTGCGCGGACTCCTGCGTCGTCGGGTTCTTCCAGGCGAAGTTCGACAACGTCGACCTCGCCGAGGCGATCGTCGGCGCCGGCAACTACGTCTCGCACCCGACCGGGTTCGGCGACCCACTCAGCGGCGTCCTGACCGAGCCGATCTCGTGGGTGCTCCTCGGCGACGGCTCCGGCACGTTCACCCGCGACCCGTCCCGCCCCTGCGCGGCCGAGGTCCAGACCGCGACGATCGACTACGTCGGCCCGACGACGGCGGCCCGCGTCTGGTTCGTGCCGACGAGCGTGACGCTCAACGGGACGCACACCTGGACGCGGAAGGCGGCCTCCCCCGTCTGGGACCCGGTCGCCGGGAACTGGGGCGATTTCGAAGAGTGGGAGCTGACCACGCCGGCCGACCCGCCGCTCGGGGGCGAGCCGACCGAGGGCCAGCCGCGGTGCGTGGGGTTCGAGTTCTACGTCGACCGGGTCGGGCTCCTCTGGGACGAGGCGGCCGGCCCGCCCGCCGGCTTGCGGCTCCAGTTCAAGTCGGACAAGGCCGAGGAGCCGTTGCCCGACTCCCGCAACTGCTGCGACACCGCCAACTTTGAAGTCTGCATCCCCCGCGTCGGCTCCAACACGACGATGGACGGGTGGGGGTTCGGGGCCACCTACTCCGGCGACAGCGAGGACCAGACCTGCGAGGCCCGCGACGGGAGCGAGTCGGACGTTGACTACGGCGCGACCGTCACCGTTACGCTCGGCGGGCAGGTGGGCTTCATCGTGGACGGGAACGGCGACTGCCCGCCGCGGGGCACCATCAACCTCCAAGGCCCGGCCCCCGGCACTTACGCCTGCTGGCGGCTCCCCTGCGCGGACGAGAACGACCTCACCGAGTTGCCCTCGGTCGCCGACTGGGAGCTGTACGACTGCGGCCCGGTCGCGGGGGTGGAGCACAACACCTGCGAGGTGGAGCTAATCACCTTCGACACGGAGGACTGCGAAGACCCCGGCCCGCCCGAGGAGTGCCCCGACAGCCACTGCCGGTACGTCTGGAACGTGGCGACCCAGGAGTGGCAGCGGGCGGGCGGGATGAACTGCGACGACTGCCCCGAGACGTGGGGCGCGCCGGCCCCCGGCGAGGACGACCCGCAGATCATGTACGTCTGCTGCGACGGGGTGGACGAGAACCCCGGCGGCGACCCCGGCCCGCCGTCAGGCTGCCTCAACTTCTGGTGCCGGTACCTCTGGAACGGGACGACCTGGGTGCTCGACGCCAACAACTGCGACGGCCCCTGCCCGATCTACGTCGGCCCGGCCCCTGAGCCCGGCCAGTGGTGGTATCACTACGAGTGCTGTCCCAGCGGGCCGGTGGACGGATGAGCGTCCCGCGCCTCCCCCCGTGTCAGCACCGCCGACCGAAAGACCGCCGCACGATGGGTTGCGCCGCCCTTCCGATCGTGCTCCGGATCGGCGACCCGAATAGCCCCTGCCTGACGTGCGAGGCTCGCGTCGAGCCGCCGCCGAAGGGCAAGGGCGGGTCTCAGGCCGTCCGGCCGGTGGAGCCGCCTAAAGCGATCCTGGAGGCCCCGGTGGTGGCTGACCCGGAGGCCCGGTTGGAGATCTGCGAGACGGAGTGCGATCAGTGGATCGGCGAACGGTGCGCCGTCCCGTGCGGCTGCAGAAATCGCCCGCGGCCGCTGGCCGAGTCGGGGCGCGACTGCCCCCGTGGACTTTGGAGGCGGTCGAGCGGGTCGTAGTCTCCCGGGCCGACGAGCGGTGCCGGGTGCAGGTCGGCGTCGCGCGGGATCGGCGTCGTGGCGATCCCGCCCTCGCCGTCGAGCCACCGGCCGCTCTGGTCCTGTCGGTCGCTCATGCTCCCCTCCCAACTATTACCCTAGCTTGAGCACGAGACGTGCCAAGGGGTTGGGGAGGTTCAGGCGACCGGGTACAATGACCTCGTTCCTTGTGTGGGGGCCGCACGGAAGCGCAGCGGGGGCCGGGCGAAAGCTCGGCCCCCGTCGTTTCTTGGTCAGCCATCGGACTCCGGCAGTTCCTCGCCGCGAATCTCCCGCGCCGCCTCGCGCATGCACTCGGCAAAGGTCTGGATGTCGATTTCACGGTCCGCGCCATAGCGGTCGGCGACGATCAACCGGAAGGCCACGCCGACCGCCAACAGGCGGCGCGCCAGGTCGTCATAGGCCAGCAACTTGTCCGCCCGCATGGGCGACGTGTACTCGACCTCGACGAACCATACCGTCAGCGCCCCGTCTTCGGCCGTCGTCGCCCAGCCGTCGGGGATGTATCGAAAGGTCGACCGAATCCTGTCCGCGAGATCCTGGGCGCCGTGAACGCCGGCAATCGCGTCGGGAAGCCCGGCGCGCGGGCGGCGATGCTCCAAGGTCAGGCCGAGGCTGCGGGCGGCGACCTTTGCGGCGGCCCGTTCTAGGACGCGGCTCGTCTCTTTGGCGATCCGATGCTTCTTGAGGGCGGACCGGCTGTACCGAGCGGCGACCAGGCCGCGGACGTCCGGCGGCGCCTCGAAGATGGTCAGCCACCGCTGGCGGGCGACGGCTTCATCCTTCCCCAGAAAGACCTGTCGGGACCCGATCTCGACGTACCACCCACGACCTTTCCTCAGCCACGGGCCGCGGGAACTTGCAGGCATCGCCTTCTCCGGTTCAGTGCCATGTCACCGAATGTCACCCTTTCGTGCTTTGATTGGGTTTCTTGGACCGAGAAACCGCAAAAACACGGCATACGCCAGCGATTCCTCAGGACTCTTAATCATTAGGTTGTCGGTTCGAGCCCGACAGGGGGCACTAGGGAAAAGCCTTGCGGAAACACTGAAAACGAGGTAGGAAGCCGCCGGTAAGTTGCACCGAATTGTCACCCAATGCCGCGATCCTCGAAAGGCCCATGGCTCCGCACTGGGCGAGGGTACTGGGTCAAAAGCCACGGAAAACAGGTCTTCCTCGACTTCGACGAACAGGCCGCGAAGACGAAGTGGCACCGGCTGATGGCCGGCCTGCCGCTCGACGACGACCCGGGCGTCACGACGTTCGCCGAGGTCGCCGAAGCCTACGTCAGCGAGGTCGAGCGGACGCGGTCGGCGAACCATTTCCTCGCCACGAAGTGGCGGCTGGACCAGCTCTGCGAGTTTTGGGGCCGCCGGGCCGCCACGTCGCTGACCGCCCGAGACGTCGAGGCGGTCATCCGCCACAAGATGAACCCGCCGCCGCCGAAGCCCCTGCCGCCCCGCAAGAAGGGCGAGCGCAAGCGGACGCCGCGCAAGCCGAAGCCGTGGGGGCCGACGACCCAGAACGGCGTGCTGACGTCGCTGCGGGCGTGCCTGCGCTGGGCCTCGCGGCCGGGCGGGCTGATCGACAAGAACCCGCTCCCCTACCTGACGCTCCCCAAGCCGGTCAGCCGGCAGCAGGCGATGACGCCGGCGCAGGTGAAGGACCTGCTCAAGGTCGCCGGCCCGGAGCTGCGGTCGATCCTTTGGGCGCTGTCGCAGTGCGGCGCCCGGCCGGGGGAGTTGGCCCGGGCGAAGGCGGCCGACTGCGACGCCGACGGGTCTGCGATCCGCCTGCCGACCGGCAAGCAGGGGCGGCGGCTCATCCTCTTCCCGAAGGGGGCCAGGGCGAAGCTCAAGGCGATCAGGAAGGCGGCGGACGGCGGACTGCTGTTCCCCGACCCGTTCGGCAACAGGTGGGCGGAGGCGGAGCTGTCCAAGCAGGTGCGGAAGGCCAGGGCGGCGGCGAAGCTCCCCGAGTGGGTGACGGCCTACAGCCTCCGGCACACGTGGATCACGGAGCGGCTACGGCAGCGGCACCCGAGGATCATTCCGATTGCGGTCGTGGCGAGGATGGCGGGGACGAGCGTGGCGCTCATCGACCGCGTGTATGGTCACCTTGCTGATCAGGACTTGAGGGCCGTTGCCGATGAGATGGGTTGATCTTCTCGGCGTCGAAGTCGTACCCGGCCCATTCCGCTCCACACTGAAACGCGCACCACATCATTGCGTGAGCGATCTCGTCCATCGGTGACTCGACATCGACGGAGCATCCATGGAACGCTGACAGTACCTCGACCGCTCTCCGGCGAAGAGACTGCACGGCTTCGTACCAATCTTCCCTGTCCCGCGCTGGGTCGGCGTCGTCCCTGGCGTCCATGACGCCGCAGGCTTCATCGAACAGATCAACGTACTCTCCGCTTGAGTCGTTCCATTTAGCGATACGCGAAAGCATTTCAGCCGCGTCGTTCTGCGCCACCTCAAACCCCCTTCGTCATGTGCCTGAACTTCGGCTTCGGCTTCCGGCCCCTCTTCGGCGGCGGGACGCGCGTCTGCGCCGCCTTGAACCGCTCGGCCTCCTCGCGGTCGACCTTCCAGCCGCCGAGCCAGCAGGCCTTGAGCCGGCCGGCGTCGATCTCGGCGTAGACCCAGTTGACCGAGCACGCCCACTTCGCGGCGAGCTGCTTCGGCGTCAGCACCTCGGCGGCTGGTTGCTGCCTTGCGTCCGCGCTCATCGCCCCACCTCGACTGTATCCCTGAACACTGGCGGCAGGTCGCCAGCGCACGCCTTGAGGGCCTTGGCGTTCGCGACGAGCGCCGCCGTGAACGTGCTGAGTTCGACGCCCCGCTGGCGGTCTGTGCTGCCGTCCGGCTTCCGGACCGTCAGGGACCATTCGGCGCCCGTCGGCGTCTCGTTGATGCGGATGTGCAGTCGCTTCACGGCTTCGCCTCTTTGGGCTTGCACTCGATGTGCGGGTGCGCGTTGACCCGGCTGTTCGCCTCCCCGCAGAGGACGCACTTCAAAGTTTTCAGGCCGAGCAGGTGGCCGCGCATCGGGAGCGTCGGCTCGCCGTACCGCTCGTCGATCTTCGTCATCCCCGCATCGGGGTGTTCCGCGAGGTACGCCTCGGCGAGCGTGATCAGGTCGGCCGTCATCGCCATGGCGAGGTATGGATCGTGGACCGGCAGGCGGAGCCGGACCATACGGGCTGATTCGTGGATCGCGTCGGCGTCCGGCGGTACGATGCAGCTCACTGGTCGTTCCTTTCAGGCGTTGCGTCGTCGATGATGCCGAGGACGGCGTTGATGACCTCCGAATCGACGTTCATCCCCGCGAGCTGGTGTCGCCTGTGGAGGACGGCGTTGCGGATGACCTCGATCCTGCCGAGCAAGATGTTGATCCGCCACTCGGTGCAGTCCCGGCAATAGCCTTGGACGAACCCCGCCGCTTGGGCGGCCGTGAACTGCTCGGGGCAGCCTTGGCAGGTGGTGCTGGTGCTCATCCTTTGCTCCCTCCAGCCGGCGCGGCCATTACGAACCGCTCGCTTTTCTCATTGCAGATGAACGGCACGCACCCTTCCGGGCAGTCGTCACGCCGTTCCGCGACCGCCTTTTCCACCCACGCGCGGCCTTCGTCGGCGGTTTCGAGGAGGCCGGACTGGACGACGAACGTCGTCCGCTTCGGGTCGGCGCGGTCCTGCCAGTGGAGTTGAAGCAGGTAGGGGACTTGTCGCTCGTCACTCATCGGTTAGGTTCCTTTCCATCTGCTCTACTCCTGGGTAATCCCTTGGGGGCTAGGGGATGTGGCTAAACGTCGTGCATCTTCGCCAGCTGTGCGACCGGCTGGAGCATGGCCTTGGCCAGCCAGTAGACTTCGGCGTGCGGGCCGTGCTGAACGCGCTGGCGGACCTCCATCGTGGTGACGGCGGCCACGACGGCCTCCATCGTTCGTTCGAGGCCGTAGCGTTCGACCATCCGCGTGATGACCTGCGCCATGCCATCGTTATCCAGGTCAGTGATGCTCATCGTTCAGTTGCCCTTCCTTTCAGACGGCCACTCGAAGCGGTAGGCGTCTGCCTCGTCGAGCAACGCGCCGCGCTCGACGCCGATTGCCGTCATCCCTTGAGAGCGAAGGAACAGGTGCAGCGGCAGGTTGCCGTCCCAGGCGTCAACTCGCAGGATGCGGCGTTGGATGCCGACCTTGTCCTTGGCCTTATCCATCAGCGCCGTACCCACGCCCGCCCGGCGGTGCGCCTTGTGGACGCCGAGCCGGAGCAGGTCGATTCGGCGCTTGTGCAGCGAGTAGACCATGTGACCCACCGCGCGGCCATCGACCTCGGCGACCATGCCGACGACGTTCGGCTCGCCGAGGTGGTCGCACAAGGCTTGCTCGTCCCACGGGTGGTCGCAGTCCTTCTCCGTCGCCAGCACTTCCGGAAGGTCGCGGCGGATTACCAAGCGGACATGGACGCCGACGAGCCCCTTGGTCTTCATCGCTTCCCGGCCTCCAGCACCGCCTTGGCTCGCTTCACCTGCTTCTGCAGGCAGTCGCACCACGCCTCCTCGGGGATGCCGTCGCACTGGAGCGATTCGAGTTCGTGGGCGTCGATGATGCGGACCAGCCCGTCCAGTTCCGCCTTCAGCCGCTCGATCCTCGCCATCAGCCAGTCCATGCGGTCGCCGATCCGGCACCCCTCCGCCCCGTGCGTACCGGGCGGGTGGTGCGGGACGCCGCGGTCGTCGAGGTACTGGTGGACCCAATCCTTGAACCGCTGGAGTTTGGCGACCTTGGTCTGTAGCTTGGCGATCTCGTCCCGCTGCCGGCGGTCGGCATCCTCGGACTTGCGCGCGAACTCGGCGAGGCTGGCGTGCGACCAGGAGGAAAAGCGGTTGGGGTCGGGGGTCATTGGCGGTGCGCCTCCAGCACGTCCTCAATCCGTCCAGGCGAGTTCCAGTCGACCCGGTCGGCCAGCAGTTCCGCGGTGCTGTAAATGGTGCCGTTCCATTCGAACCAGCGCCGGTTCGTGACGTTCTTCCGCATCCAGTCGCGGAAGGCTAGTAGGGTTTGAAAGAACGGCTTGCCCGGCCCGTCGGACCTCTCGACCTCGTCGAGCGTGATGTCGTTTGCCTGAATGAAGGCCACCGACCGCAGCTTGTCTCGACGGCGAAACAACACCATTCGTCGTTCGATCAGCGGATCGAGCTGGGCCTTGGTCGCCGCGAGTTCCGCTTCAACGGCTTCTAGTTCGTTCATGGTCCCCTCACGCCTGCGGCGCTACCCGCTCGTCCACGATCCCTGCCGCGGCCTTCCGCCCGTCCGGCCCGAACCCGTTCGCCTCGAGCAGCCAACGCTCCCGACCGTCGAGGTCCCCGCCCGCCCTTGCCTTGGCGGCGATCGCCAGGAGTGTGTCGAAGTCGACGTCGTTGACGTAGGCGGGGGCTGGCTCGGGTTCCTCCTCCGTCAGGCCGTCCATCACCAGGCCGGCCGCTGGCCCGTCGTCGACCGACTCAGGCTCGCGCTGCTCCTCGATCTCCTGGCGGAGGTAGACGCAGAGGTCGAGCGCCTCCTGGTAGGCATCGACCAGGGCGCGCCGCCCGTTGTGCGTCCGCAGCGGCGTGCCGTACTTGCGCGTCCCGGCCTCCCGCCTCGCGGCGAGGTCGGCGATCACCAGGGCGGTCACGTCGGCGCCGTCCCCGGTCGGGGCGGGCTGCGGCGTCGCGGCGAACGAATCGAGCGTCATTGAAACAGTCCCTCCCCTGCCGGCGCGGTGTAGCTCTCGCCGTTTATGATCAAGACCTCGGGTGCCTGGACCGCCCCGCCCTTCCCCCTCTGCCCGGCCGAGACCATGGCCTTGGTCGTTGCGCACTCGACGAAGCTCCAGCCGGCGTAAAGCCGCCGGGCGTCCGGGTGGTCGTAGTAGCTGACGACGATCCGCGCGTTCCGGAACCTTCTCAACGCCTCGGCGAGGCGGGCGTGGTCCTCGGCCGCGAAGTCGTGCAGGTACTTCGACCCTTTGACGAAGTACGGCGGGTCGGCGTAGATCGCGGTCGTCGGCTGGTCGTCGATCCGCTCCAGGACGTTGAACGTGTCCTCGTTCAGGATGATGACGTTCCGCAGCCGCCGCCGCCACGCCGGGATCGAGTCGACCGCCGAGGCGAGGCGCTTCGCCGGCGAGCCGCCGTTCGCCGTGTACCGCACGCAGAAGTGGTTCCCGCTGTTGCTGCCGACCGTCCCGTTGCGGCCGATCCAACTGAAGAGGAAGAACTCGACCGCCCGGCCGACGTCGGGCGACGCCGGGGCCGGCTCTCGCTCGCGGCCGTCGCACGCCGGCTTGACGTCGAGGAACTGCTCCTGGGAGCAGAGCAGCCGCCGGCAGCGACGGTAGAACTGGGCGCCGAGCGACGGGTGCTGGATGACGCGGGCCATGTTCACCAGGTCGCCGTGCAGGTCGCAGACGATCTCCATCGGAGCGGGCGGCTTGGCGATCAGCGTCGCCATGCTGGCGCAGAAGGCTTCGAAGTAGAGGTTGTGCGGGCCGAGCTCGGCGACGATGCGCGGCGCGAGGGTGCGCTTCGAGCCGAACCACGGCGACAACGCGGTAACTGGGGCGGCGGCCGTCATGCCCGCACCTTCGGGAACTCATCCCAGATCTTGCCGTCGAGCGTTCGCCCTGCCTTCGCCTTGCCGACGTAGTAGCTGACGCCGGCTTCACCCCAGCCGTGGATTTCTTCCGTCGTCCTAGTCCACCCCTCGGGGGTTTGGCGGAAAGGAATCCACTCGCCCCACTGCTTGAACAGGTACGGGACGCCTGCGGCCTCGCACTGGTCGCGGAGCTTTCTCGCCCACCCCGGATGCATCGGCCGGGCCTGGTGGCCGCTCTCCCCGCCCGCGATGACCCACCCGAGCTTCCGGCCCGCCCGCGTGACCGGGCACCGTGGGCGATGTTCATCTCCGCGGCTGATGGAATCGATCGTGCACCCGTCGCAATAGAGGAACGGGTCGAGGTCGACCGGCCCGAGCAGCGGCTCGCAGGACAGGAACCGGACGACGGCCGGCACGTTGAACAAGTGCGGGATGCGCTCGTCGGCCGCCTCTTGGTTCTCGACGGACGTGCCAAGCCAGACGTTCGGCGGGGACCACGATTCACCCGTCACCGGATCGATCCACCACATGCGAGCGGCGTTCTCAGGCCGCTTCGTCAACAGCAACCAGTCGAGTTGTCGGGTGTCCTCGATGAGGCGGAAGAGCCGTTCACGGGCACGCTGCACGACCGGCCACGAGTCTGCCGGCATCGTCTCCGGCCCCTCGAACACGTCGGCTAGCGACGCGCAAAAGACGCGCCGCCGCTCCCCCGCCGCCATCGCCGCCGCGTTCCACTTGAGCGGTTCGCGCCAATAGCCCTCCGCGGCGACGACTCGGGCCCCTTGCGGACCCCACACGCCGAGCGACCGCGGGTTCCGCTTGCTCAACATTTCCGCATAGCAGTGGGCGCAGCCGGCGCTGACCTTCGTGCAGCCGCGCCACGGGTTGAACGTGTGGTGCGTCCATTCGATCTTGCTGTTCTCAGCCATGTCGCCCCGCCCTCTCCCTGATCGTCGCCGTCACCCGATCTCCCGCCCGCTTGACCGCCCTTGCGTTCTCATGCGTCG